TTATTTATTTTCAATGAAATCTAGCTGATATCCTAATGCGTCTCCTATCTTGGACAGGATGTCTATACCAGTGCTGTATTTACCTGTCTCTATCCGGGCGATGTTTCCCGGCGCTAGGCCTGTAATTTCCGCTAGTTTGTACTGTGATATCCCGGCCTCCATACGAAGTTGGGCTATCCGCTTGCCTATTCTCTCTCTATTCGTCATATCATTATTATTCCATTTTATCCGTGTTATCCTTCCATCCTTTTTGTTCGATTATATCATTATGTTTTATACGGGCGATGTGGTCTTGGTATATACCTGCAAGTCCCGCCAATTGTCCCTTAGGCAGTTTGCATCCGTACGGAGTTGGGCTATTCTTTTGCCTATACTTAGTTTTGGATATATGGTCAAGCATCGCTTGCCAAGCTTCGGGGGAAAATATAAAATCATCACCATTATATGATGCAAATGGTACACGCTTGCCAGACCCATCGTTCCATGTCAAATATGAGATAATAATTGGGCGTCCGCAATTTTCAACCTCTTGTTGTTTTGATATTTCAACATTTCTCAAGCCAAATTTTAAATATATTTTTTCTTTTAATTCTTCATTTGTCATAATCATTGCCCGTCATGCCGGTAGCTCAGCTTTTAATTATTAGATTATAACTCTCCCTTTAAAATGTCATTAACGTAAAGCAAAAAGTTTCTGTCGCTTACTTGATCATCGGCAAAATAATCAAATAACATGCCGTTGCCAAGTTTGGATATTTTTTCAAATGCGGTTTGCATTAATTGAGACGCTTTTTCCCTTGTACTCTCAGGGGCTTCGTTAACAAATTTATCGATTCTTTTTTTTACATCTTCAAGCATCATTTCGTGTGCTTGCTTTCTGCCTTATCCTGTCTTGGATAGTTCTCTATACGTAGATGTATTCATTTTCTTGATGCCGCTTATCCGTTGCCGCCGGTTCTATTGTTATTTTGATATTGCAAATATACTATCAAATTTGATAGTATGCAAGTTTTTCAATGATTATTTTTTATGCTTTATGGCATATTTTCTTTCTCTTTTTCCTCCAAGACTTTTTTAAGCTGATAGAGGCTTATGATATCATATTCAAACGTAGGATTTTCCCAGTTTCTTCGGACGGAGTTCGTTTGGACCGATATAAATTTCCGTAGGTCAAAGATATATTGGCACGGGCTTAGTCTGATTTCATTAAATGTGATTTGATAGTTATCAAACCACTCCAAAAGTTGTTTTAGTTCCTCGTTCATGGTATATAAATGATTAACACCCGCGAATATGCCCAATTTAACCTTGCGATTTTAGGATATAAATAATTTTGTCTATATTTGCTTCAAGTTTGTGACTTGTATTATTGATTGGATATTATGTTTAACAATATAATATAGGTCACTTATGGATTTTTCTAACAACTCATCTCAAAGGCAACAAGTGGACGTTTACTGTCCTGTCCATCATAATTGGATTGGCCACTATGATTATGGCTCCAAGGGGGTCTATTATTGCTGGTGCAAGAAATGCAAAAAAGAAATCAAAATCGTTATGGGAAAATGAAGAGGTTGACACAAAAACAAGAGAATTTCTGTAATTACTATATCGAGTGCGGCGGGAACGCTTCCGAGGCGTACAGACGTGCCTACTCTTGCGATAAATGGAAAGATAAGTCCGTATGGGAGAAGGCTTCGGCTTTATTGGATGATGTCAAGGTTCAGTCAAGGGTAAGGGAACTGCAAGAGGAGCAGAAAGTTAAGTCAGATATAACCAAGGAGAAATTACTGGGCGAGTTAGGTAACATAGCGTTCTCGTCCATAGCCCACCTTCACAATACATGGATAGAGCGCAAGGAGTTCGAGAGTCTAACGGACAAGGAGAAGTCGGCTATCAAGAGCATATCTACTAAAATCCTGAAGAAAAATATAGGGACGAGCGATGACCCGGAAATCATTGACGTGGAATATGTCAAGATAGAGATGCACGATAAGCTGAAAGCCATAGAGCGTATCTGCAAGATGCTTGGCTTTGACGCTCCAACCGTGGTAGACCTTGGCAAATCGCTGATCGGAATAGATACCGGAATAGATGATTAGTGTTCTATTTTTAAATAAATGGCTATGTTTGTTAGAAAAAATACGAGGTCTATAATTTTATAATTGTTCTATATTTAATATTTTGGGAGCTGAGACGGATAACAGGAGGATAATAAGCTACAAGAGGTTCAATCCGAACTTTCACCATTTGAAGCTGGCGTTGGGGAATGACGATATAAGGTTCATCTTCATGTACGGGGGATCGTCTTCCGCCAAGTCTTTCTCAGCGGCCCAAGCCTTCCTGTTGGAATGTATATCCAAGGGCTATAACACGATTGTCTTTAGGAAGACCGGAGCAACCATAGCGGACAGTATCTACAAGACGTTCCAAGAGGCGGCTAAATCATTGCATATAGATACTTTTTTCAAATTCCAAGAAAATCTTATAAGGTGTTTCAACGGTTCCTATATCCGGTTCAAAGGGCTGGACGATCCGGAGAAGATCAAGGGTCTCGAATCTTATCAGTACGTGTTTTGCGAGGAGATATCCGAGTTCGATGAATCCGACTTGAAACAGATAAGGAAGCGTCTCCGTGGTCGCAAGGGACAGAAGATCGTAGCTCTATTTAACCCGATATCGGAGGATCATTGGATCAAGAAAAAGATATTTGATACCGAGACATTGACCGAGGTGGACAATCATCTGTACGGGAAGCTCAAGGATAGCGTAACGGGTAAGATACTGCCAAAGGAATATTCCGAGATAGGGAGGAAATGGGTCAATTCCGAGCGGACCATATACAATCCAAGGAAAAAGACTTACGAGACGCACCGCCCGGATATGGTTATCATCAAGTCCACCTATCTTAATAATTTCTGGGTCGTAGGGTCTCCTGATGGCACGTATGGCTTTTATGACGCTCAGACGATAGCGGATTTCGAGAGGGACAAGGAAAGGGATTACGCTTATTATCTGATATACGCCTTGGGCGAGTGGGGGACGATAAGGACGGGTGGCGAGTTCTTCCACGCCTTCGACCCCGCCAAGCATAAGGGCAAGTGCCCATATGTCAAGGCTCCCGTGCATATATCGATAGATAACAACGTCCTGCCTTATATCTCCATCTCTTTTTGGCAGGTTGAGACCGGGGATATAACGAGGATAAGGCAAATTCACGAGGAAACCCCGTCCGATCCGTTCAACACGGTCACCAAGGCCGCCGAGATCGCCGTTGAATATCTGGAGGGGATAGGGCATGATGATATGGTCTATCTTTATGGGGATGTATCGACCAAGGCCGGGAATACGATAGATGACGATAAGAGGTCTTTTTTCGATAAGTTCAAGGAGGGTATAGACAAGAGATTCCGCAGCGAGGACAGGTTGCCTAGGTCGAACCCTTCCGTATCCATGACCGGGGAGTTTCTCAACGCGATATATTCTGGAGATATAAAAGACGTGTCCATCATGATCGATGAGAGTTGCGATACGTCGATAAACGATTATATAACGGTTAAGAAGGATGTCAACGGGGCTATGCTCAAGCAGAGGGTAAAGGACAAGATTACGGGTCAGTCCTACGAGAAGGCCGGTCACCTTAGCGATGCCAAGCGTTATTTTGTCACGGAGATATTAAAGGATAGGTATACGTCTTTCTCGCTAAGGAGAAGGCACAATAAAAATAAGGAGGAGGATATGAGATATTACGATCACGTAAAATTGGATATATCGAACGCCACGAGGATAGTCTATGTGGCAGTTAATCCTGATGGGCTTGCGGGTATGGCAAAGGTGGCATTGATGGACGGGAAGGCGTACGTTCTGGATGCCTCGTTGAGGGATATCACGGAGGCTGGAGTTCTAAGGGATTTCTTGCGCCCTATAGGATGGGGGGATGTCGTGTTTGAGAGCGACAAGGCTTATTTCCCTGTAGCTAGGGAGATAAGGGAGAGCGGGGAGTGCGATATAAGGATAAGGAAGAGGGCTTCCGATGAAAGATTGAGGATATCCGCCCATTCGGAGACCGTGAGAGATCGATTTTATTTTCTCGACAATTACGAGGAGAAGGATGATTATCTGTCGTTTGTCGAGAATATGCTAGATTATGGGGGCAAGGATGGAGGGGAGTCGCTGTGTTGCCTATCCGCTATAGGGGAGATTTTGGTACGAAACAATATTTAAAACGAATATATTATGGGTTTGTTTGATTTTTTCAGGAAAGAGGATAAGGTGGCGAATGTGCCCGATCGTCCTCCAAGGTCGAGAGGACTCGTGGATTTGTCCGGTTATCTGGGGGTGTTCAGTCCCTATACCTGTTCCGGGAATTTTATCGAGGCTTTCGAGACCATGGGAGAGGTCTTTTTCCCCGTGGATTTCTTGGCTAGCAGGATAGCGGGCGGCAATTATCAATTAAAATTGGCGAAGGATGATTCCGTGGTGTTCAATAACGAGGAGATGAACCGTTTTTTTAGCGATCCTAACCCTTTATTCTCGTTCGAGGATTTGGTTAAGATGTTCTTTGTCTATAAGTATGTGACAGGTAATGGATTCTGGCAGGCCTCCCCGTCTGTAGGGAGGATAAAGCCTAAGGAGCTATGGAAATGGTGCGATACCTATTGGGTCTTGCCAAGTGATCAGGTCGTGATAAACAGCCCGATGTCCATTCCCTTGTTCCAGCCGTCAACAAAGGAGGATATAATCAACAGCTATCGTATTTCCACCAACTCGGGGCTTATGGATATAGACCCGTCTCTGGTCATCCACTATAAGGATATAAATATGCGATTGAATAGCTCATACCTAAAGGGACGTAGCAGGTTGGAGACCCAACGTTATCCTATCGCCAACTTGGTCGCCGTGTACGAGGCAAGGAATGTCATATACGTTAAAAGGGGGGCCTTGGGATTGCTGATAAGCAAGAAATATGACGCTGATGGTTCCCTTCCTCTCACCGACAAGGAGAAGAGAAACATAAGGAAGGAGTGGAATGACAATTATGGGTTGACTAATGACAGGTCCCAGATGAGCATAGTGGATGTCCCTACGGAGTTCGTGAGGATAAACATGTCCATCCAAGAACTTATGCCTTTCGAGGAGACTTTGGCGGACGCTATACAGATAGCCGGTATATATGGTATACCTTCAGTGCTGATTCCACGCAAGGATATGGCCAAATACGACAATCAGGATATCGCCGAGATCTCCGTTTATTCCAATATCGTTATTCCTGAGGCCCGGAAATTCTGCCGATCGATGACCTCCTTCCTTGGCCTTGATAAGTCCGGCATGTATATAGACGTGGATTTTAGTGGCGTAAGCGTATTGCAAGTACGTGATAAGGATATGGTAGAGAAGAGGCGTATCGTATCGGAGAAATGCCAGAAGGAATTCATGGGAGGCGTATTGACGCTGAATGACTGGAGAGCGCAGATAGGGGAGAGCAAGGTAGGGAACCCCTTGTATGACAAGTTGGTTTACGATATGTCTACCGAGGAATTGGCCTTGGTCAAGGAGATCATATCCTTAGCTAGGTCTGGCGGTCCATCAAGGAGCGTCTCATCCTCTTCTGGAGGGACTTCTGATAACAAAAAACCGTCCGACGAGGGCGATGACGATAGGGGTGATATTGATGATGATAAAAAATGATTCTATAGTTTTGCTTTTTAATATATTAACCTTATATTTGTAGGACATAACAAATAAAGAAATTAGAGCCTGAGAGCCATACCCAGCGGGAGTCGTATCCTGCGGGGTATGGCTCTTTTTATTTATACCGACATGGAACCGTATAGAAGCATATTATTTAAGACCAAGTCCACGGACGTGGATGAGAAAGGAATAGTCAAGGTGGCCGTTAATGGTATCGGGATAAAGGACAGCGACGGCGATATATCGTCTCCCGGTTCTTTCTCCAAGACGCTCCAAGAGAATTTCAACAGGTGCAAGTGGTTTCTCAACCATGACAAGACCAAGCTTCTTGGCTGCCCTATAGAGGGAGTGGAGGAGGATGGCAATCTGGTCATGACCGGGCAGATCAATCTAAAGAAGCAAATAGGCGTAGAGACGCTGGAGGATTACAAGCTATACAGGGATCATGGCAAGACCTTGGAGCATTCCGTGGGCGTTAGGGCCGTGAAGCGGGATTCCAATAACCCGGCTATCGTTAAGGAGTGGTTCTTGGGCGAGTATAGCACGCTGACCCATTGGGGTGCTAATCCTCAGACATTCTTGATGGATATAAAGGAATTGAGGGGTAGTGACTTGAGAGATCATATAAATATGATGCGTGACGCTTTAAATAAGAGATATAGCGGAGATAAGCTCAAGGCTCTTGAGGCTAACATATCTATCGTAGAGAAAGCGTTGATCGGATCTAATATAGTACAGTGCCCTCATTGCGGGCTGGCTTTCGATTATGGGTCAGTACCGGAACACACGTTGGAGAGCCAAGTGATCGATGCCATCGGTGACTATTCACGATGGATAACGGAGGATGTGGTATATCAGGAGATGGAAAAGATCAAGCCGGAGTTGCAAGACCGTATCTTGGAGATAATCAACTCCAAGAAATCCGTTGATGATTTCGCCTCTTATGTCCGCTGCCCTAAATGTTATTCCAGAATATATAGAAGCAACACCCTTATATCTGAGCCGGAAGACTCCACTCAGATAGAGAAACATAAAGCCGCTAGATGCACTTTAGGGTCTCTAGGTGATCTTATTAATAACAATTAATTAATTTATTTATGTTGAAGAAAGGTTTTTATGAGAATTTAGGAGGTCTCGCTATCATGGCGTTGACCTTGGTGGTTTTTGCCGTTATCGCATGCGTGGGCGATCCGGCCTATGCCTTGGCGGTTGCGCCGGTATTGTCCTTCTCCGGTTTCGCCAAGAAGGAGAGTGAGTTGAGTGACGAGGAGAAACAAACGCTTGGGACTATCGAGAAGATGGTCAACAAGTGTCTGGAGGATTACGGATCTAATGTCATAGACAGGAAGGAGTACGAGGAGACGATGTCCGAGATTAGCGAGAAGCTTAAATCTCTAGGTTCCGGTAATAACAATAAGGAAGTCACGGAGATTCGTGATATCATCAAGTCCATGGGCAAGGAGATTGAGCAAATGAAGGGGCGTGGCATCACCTTGGGGGGAGATAGCCCTCTTGAGAAAAGTATCAATGAGTTCCTTGACTCTGAGAAATTCAAGCAATATGTAGATGGTAAGACGAAGTCCTCCGGGAATTTCCATTTGGATTTGAAGGACGTGGTCAGTATGACGGATAGTTATACGGGCAATATCTTGATCAGTCAGCAGCAAAACAGGGTCGTTACGCAGGTAAGCGAGAAAAAGATCAATTTCCGTAATCTCATGAGCGTCGATCAGGGTGATCCTGCCTTCCCGATGTTGACATGGCAGTTGATCTACGACTTGGATCGTAACGCCACTTTCGTGTCCGAGAACGGACGGTTATCCCAATCATCATTCAAGTTAAAGGAGGAGAGCTCGGAGGTTAAGCGTGTCGGTACCTTCCTTTATTTGTCCAAGAGATTGCTCAAGTCTAGGGTATATGTTCGCTCATGGTTGATCAATCGCTTATCCTCTTGGGTGAGGATGGCCGAGGATTTCCAGATCATGTTCGGCGATGGAACGGGGGATAACCTAAAGGGTATCACCAAATACGATGGTGTTAAATGCGTATCCGATATCATAACCGAAGCGGTTGTCAGCGGAGAGGCCGGATCTATCAAGGGAGCGAGAAGCTACAATGGCGGAAAAGCCACTATCGTGGAGTTTACCAACCCGCAGGACAAGATCGTTGACGGCCAGAAGATCAAGATCGAGGGCGTAACCACATTCACGGATCTGAACGGGACTTTCGATATCCATAAGATGAGCGATCGGGAGATCATGGTAGAGGTGGCTTTCACGGCTTCCGGCGTATTCACCGCCGCTACCTTCGAGGTTAAGAATAATTTCTTCAACACCGTCGCATCCCCGAACCTAGGGGACGCTGTCAAGGCTATCTTCGGTGTCATGACGTACGCTGAGTATACCCCGAATATGATCGCCATGAACCCATCCACCTTGTTTGAGATCGAGACCTTGAAGGACACGTCGGGGCGGGATTTGAATCTCGTGACGTTGGTGAACGGCGTGAAGTACGTGGCCGGAAGACCCGTTGTCGAGACCACTTGTATCATGCCGGGGTATTATTTCGTCGGGGATATGGTTAACGGGGCCTCGTTGGTGGATTATACCTCTATCAATATCGAGTTCGCCGATGATATCGAGAGCCGATTGAAAAACCAGACGGCGGTGATCGTGGACGAGGAGGTTATCATGCCGGTATACAACCCGTGGGCGTTCGCCTATGGCAAGTTATCCGACGTATTGACCGCTATCAAGAAATCCTCTTAATACATAATGACATGAGGGTTTCTATAATTATAACGGGTGAGGAGATGGAGGTCGACAAGGTCATTCAGGAGAATTCCATACGAAAGGAGCTTGGCATGATCGATATATCCTCAAAGACCCCGGTTGGGACAAGAAATAGAATCCCGGACACGGATACCAAGACATCCGTCTTCGGGGACTCGAAAATGTCACTTGATAAAGATAAATAGCGATGATAATAGACAATGCGTACTTCAAGGGAGACCTTAGGATACAGGGACTCGTGATACCGGAGGACGGGGGATTCTCCAATGAGGCTTCCAATGCCATATCGGAGAACGTGGTATGGTATATCGAGACCTACGGGGACGAGTACCTCGTCTCGCTCATGGGAGGATATTATGACTCATTCGTCGATTACGCCGATAATGGCAGGAAGGGAAACGACATGTTTGATTATATCCTAGGGATATTGAGATCGAATAGGTCTCCCATGGCTATGTATGTCTATTTTCATTACCAGAGAAACGAGACGCTAATATCCGTATCCTCCACGTCCGATGGCGTGGACGTGAGGCGGATATTGGCGCATACCTCCCGGATGATGACCCAAGCTTGGAATAATATGGTGGATATCAACATCGGGATATCGGATCGCATAAGGGAGTCTTTCAAGGAGGACATGGATATTGACAGGAATATATTGACCCATATAAATGAGATGAATATATGAATGTCTTGGTGGATATATTCAGGGATATCGTCGCTGGCGTTTCAAAAGACGTTGGGTATATGGTCAATTACCAATTCGGTGATTGGCAATATATGGCCAAGACGCTTTCCGCCATGGGGAAGGCACCCGTAACGGCGGGAAGGAAATATCCTATGATAGGGTTATATTCCCCGTTCGACGAGGACAAGTCCAACCCTTCCTTAACGTCCGTGAGCCTTTCCTTGATAATAGCCGTGAATACGTTGGGGAATTATACCAATGAGGAGCGATTGGAGAAGTCCTTCAAGGCTACGTTGTATCCGGTATATGACAGCCTTATAAGGAGGATATCCAACGATCGCAAGTTTGATATAGGCCCCGGGGCGATAGTATCCCATGTGAAGACCGATAATTTCAGGTATGGAAGGGCTGGCGTGTATGGCGAGGGGAAAAGCGAGTTCGACGATCGCATAGACGCTATTGATATTAAGGATTTAAGATTAAATGTAAAAAATATAACATGTAGATAATTATGGCAGTAAAAATGTTCAGGGACTGCGGTTCCGAGATTTTCAATACCGGCACGAGCAAGTGTCCGTTCGTTCCAGACTATATCAAGGCGATCATACTCACTCTTAACTTATTGATTTATAGATATTGTTGATTTACGTTATTTTGCGCTTGCACAACATTTGCACAACTCGTGATATTTGCGGCTACTTTTGTCGGTTTGTCGGAAAGGTTTCTTAGCCGTCCACAAATATACTAAAATCTTCTTTCTCTCACTCCATGAAATACGATATTTAGGTCTCTTATTAGGCGTTGAGGCGGCATGATGGATAATAGGCGGTTTTTTGCCTATTACTTAGGTCCGCATGGGTAAAGATCAATGGGGGGCGAATTGGCCTTGGCTGTCAACGGAACGCACATCACTTGAATAATTGGCTGATTCTCACCAATGAGCATTTTCGCTCTATGGAAAATCAATACCTATGTCGATAACGGATATCGTATTATTGGATGCTACCACCGGCATAAAAGGGAATCGCCTTTTTACTTGAATATCTGATTTATAAATCTACGTTCATAGGAATATCACAAATCATGGTTGACAAAATATGCTTACAGTTCCCTGCCATTGAATCGGTGACCCCAATCCGAATGGGGGGACCCCGTCGGTTAAAACTACCCCCCCCTCTGTTGTGGTGTCCACCAGATGGACGTCATTTGTAAGGATGTCCACTAGATAGACATCGTTTGTAGGGGTGTTAATTGAACTAATGCCCTTTTCGCCTAATCTTTGCGTGGTCACTTCTGCGTGTATTTTGGAGTATGGCAAACACCCGGAAAATAGACGGGGTCACTCAGATTAAGGGGGTCTCAAAGACTACAATTATATTTTTTTCTATGAAACGAGTCGAAATCCCAGCAGGTTACATCATATGTATCTAAACGCATTTTTGCGTTCAGATTGATTATTAGATATAAAAAGCCTCAACCGATAATAGCCGGGATGTTAGACTTATCGGTTGAGGCCTGTCCGGAATGCGACTAAAGTTAGCCATTGCCAATTGAATGAATCCGGATAAAGGAAGGGTTATTGTTGGCTTTCGCCGCTTAATAGCTTATTGATATCGGATAGTTTATACCTAACTTTTGCCCCTATTCTGGTTGGCTTTAGATAGCCTTTCTTCTCCCAACCCCAAAGAGTAACTCGGTTTACTTTCAATTTTTCACTGGCCTCAACCGCTGTTAGAAACACCTCTTCTTTTTGAGGCGATAGTTTAGCCATGGTCTCCTCTATCAAGACATGCGCAAATTCCCTAAGATCCTTGATATTAACGACCACTTGTATATTCACGTCCTCTTCTTTTAATAACTCTCTAATATTCATGGCTTTATTTTTTTATGTGTTGATTAATAATCGATCATTTATAGCGACCGCTTTATCCTTGTCGCTATCTTGCGTGACATCAAAAACTTACTTTAATAAGGCGTAAACGCCCACAATTCTGTGGAGGTCTGTTACACCGACAAACCTAATGAATCCGCATCCGGATCGGTTGATCATTGGACTGTCACCGTGGCGATCGCTTTACCCTTACCGCAACCTTACCGTTGTCCGTCCCGGTCTCATGACCCGCCGGCGATATTACCGGCGGGGTGTCTAACTTCCGATCGCCGTTCCCGTCATGCGGCATTTCCTTTCTCTATGCTCCTCAAAAAGTCCCTTATACAAAACATCGCTCTTATTTTATCTAGCGTGCCTTCTGCGTCATCATCACTCTCGAAACTATTAAGTATCAAGTAATCCATCATGTTGTTTATATCACATGAGTACTTATATTGGGAGATGTTTTTTAACTCCTCGATCATTGCCGGCGTTATGGTAAAGTTACCGATCTTTAAAACGGAAACATCGTTTATCTTTATCTCTTTATCGCCGGATTTAACGACGATCTCTTCTATCGAATCTTTCATTTTGCTTGTAGTTATTAAAATATGGATCTATTAAGTAATTTGAAAACGCTCTTTCTCTGGAAAAATATGCGGCTCTTTACCGTACCTATGGGTTTCTTTGTCCGGTCGGATATCTCCAGATAGTTATATCCTTCCATGAACAAGGAAAGCTCGATCATCCCCTTGTCACGCATGACCCTGTTAACTCTTTGGTACTCGTCCCTTATGTCTTGGAGTATATCGCCGTCCTCCAGCATATCACACGCATAGATAGCCGGATCACCCACGGGAACGGGCCTGTAACGCAAACATTGATTATGATATAGATTTCTCATGATGACGGCGCACCAGCCCCTAAAGTTGTCACCATACCGGAACTTATCGAGGTTATCCAATATACGGATATTGGTATCTTGCACTAGGTCTTTCGAATCGTTAACGTTCCCGCAAAGATGGAAGGCGTAAGCGAATAGGTACTTTTGAACGCTTCCTAGTCGTTTTATATTACTTTCCATATTTGCCTCCTTTCAATGGTATCATCGTAGCCCTAACCGGGAGCTTTGCCTCTTTCAGCTCTCTTATATCACGTTTTATCTTCAGCACCTCGTCAAATAGCTTGTTATAACTTCTGCTCAGATCAACAACATCACTTCTGTAATGGTCGAATAACTTGAAGATTGCATCGATATCACTCATTTGTCAATCCTCCTTTCTTGCTAAACATGGGAACCATAACGGCATGAACAGGGCGTTTCACGCCTTTTAGCTCATCAACCTGCGTTCTTAATCTTTTATATTCATCGTAAAACATGATGAAACTTTTGTTTAGATTGGTGATTTGAGCCATACAAACACTGAGTTGTCTTGATAAGAGGTCGTCCGTCATTTCTCACCTCCTTCCGTCTCTATAGGCTTGATAGACGCAAGCATATCGAAAACAAACCTTAATGTTGATATGTCCGCTATAAATTCATGGATATTTTTATCCTCTATCAATTCGGCATAATTTAAGAGAAGATAGGATAAGCCCTCTTTCAATTCACTCAAAGACTTGTTTCGTAACATACTGTTTACCTCCTTGAAATCGAAGGATAGACCTATATTGCTCATTTCGCACCTCCTTCCAGCCCGGCCAAAATGAATGCGGACATCAATAAGATTAGTACCTTGACATAGCCGATAACGTCGTTCCTGTTATCGCACTCGAGCAAGCCGAATGATAATGCTTTTAGTGATTTGGCGATGGATCGCCATGATAAGACGTTTATAGATACCTGTCTTTTGGCTTGTTTTCCTAATGATAAATACATGACTTGATTTTTATAATCGGGGGTGCCGAAAATTCGGCTGACCCCCTTCGTTTAATATATCGTGATTAGATTCTCAATATTCTTTGGTCCGCAAATAGATAGGATATTCGCACGTTTGAACGATCTCCAGCTCTCACGCTCGCTATCGAAGTAGGTGAACAACGTGCTATTCGCTTTCTTCTCAGTTCCTTGTGTCATAGGCAAAAGGGACTCTTTCAGCGTTCCGAACGCCTCTCGTATTGATCCGTCTACCTTTTGATAGTAGAACTTAACTATCTTTTGTCTCATGGCCGCTTTCAATTTAATATTAAGCCATGCCTTTTTAAGGGCTTCCGAACGGCTATAGCCATTCTTGCGGATAAATTGCCACATCATTTGCATCACCTCTCTCATCTTGTTCTTAAATTCTGTTGCCATAGTCGTATATTTTTAATTAGTTCTTGTTGTTTGACAGTGCAAAGATATTAGATATAACTAATACTACAATAGGTTGTATTAGATTTAACTAATAATTAACAAAACAATAGAATAAAGTTAAAACTAATAAAATATGAATTAAAAGAAGATATATCTAATATTGTTTGCTGTTTAGATTTAAAATGATACCTTTGCGATATAATTTAAAACTTATACATTATGAATATTAAAGAGCAAATTCAAAAAAGGGGCTTTACAGTTAGTCAAGTAGCTGCATTGATGACTAATAAGAATGGAGAGAAAGGTATAACTCAATCTTCTTTATCACAAATGATAAATGGTAATCCATCTTTGGATAAACTAAAAGAAATAGCTTCTATTATTGGTATTTCTGTATCTGAATTGTTACAAGACGAAACATCCAATATTATAACCTGTCCCAATTGCGGATCCAAACTCGAACTAAAGAAGGTAGATGATTGAGAAAAGAAAATCGCCCCATCACATTGCCGGATGAAAGGACGATCTTCATGAGTGAAAAAATAGATGACGCAAAAATATGGATAATTTTAAATACATCCTATTCCCGTTACCGTTAATCCAAGAGATATTCAAGAAGCCCAAAACGGGATTTAGCGACATTTTCGGTGTGGGGATATACCGTGTATCTCAAACCTTGCGGATAAATGAGCGCAACGCCCTAAAACAGGTCATGTATTGTTATTATCGTGGGGGGCTAACTCATGGCTTAAAAGTCCAACTTGATAGATTGGAGGGAAACGGGGTGTTTTATTCCGATGAGGATTATAACGGATTCAGTGACTACAGATTCATACCCGACACAGAAATAGAAAGCATTTACGAATATTGCGAGGAACATAAGGATCTGAAAAACGAAATAGAGGAATTCCATCGTTTAAGGCAAGTAAAAGAGGTTCTTGATCTAAGGTTCGATATATCCTCTATCGCTCAAACTTATAGGAAATATCACACGGCCTATGACGGATTTCACGACCAGCCGCTAGTATCTATTAGCCAAAAGATGATATTTGACTTTTACAAGAACCAAAAGACCGACTACGAAAAAGCGTTATTCGCAATGTATGCCGGCATACGTTCCATTATCGGTAATAAGGATTTTGCGGAAACTACTGGTAGCATGATTAAATGCAGGATGTTCGGAGCAAAGAATCAGCCCGAGTTAGGGCTTATATTGAAGGACAAGAAAATAAAAGCGGCGTACGATCAATATACGACCGATTACCATTATAAGAAAATGCTGAAAGATCTTGTGGCTCGTGGTTTCTTGATGTCTGAAATAGGCTACAATAAACGTACTTATGTGTCTTGTAAATTGGATATGAAAGGCTTAGAGGACGCAATAGTGGAGCATATCAAGGCTAAAAGTTTAAATTTAAAGTTTAAGCAGCTGGAAAAGAAAAGATTACAGGCGAAAATCTCGATAAATCGCCGTCTTAATAAGTCACCCTCTTAATTAACACCGCCCTTATGATCACCCTTATGTCCACCCTTATGTGCGCCCGCATAAATAATATAGTTAAATAATATAATTAAATAATTATACATTATAGCCTACATGGCTTGATGCCATGGTGTGCGCCTATTCATCCAATTCTATCATTGATCTTATTTAAGGTGCTGTGAATATGTCGTGATTGTGTCATAATGAGGGAAGGCGTTTTTACACCCTCCCTTACCTCGCCTTATATTACGCTATGCACATCCAATATTCACGAATGTAGATCTCTGCCTCTGCCTTGTAATCCACGTTATAAATCTCGCAAGCCTCTTTCTCTGTCATAGCCTCTAGTTCGGCTAGTTCGTTGTTCATGTAATCCACGTTTCTCATATTGTATATCTGTTTCTTGTAAACTTATTGTTTCTTTTTGATATTGCAAAGATAACAATAAGTTTTCATATACCAAAGAGTATGCAAACTTTTTCTTATATTTTTTCGTTCTTATGATTACTTTAAGTATAAATGCCGTATCTTTGTGTCCATAAAGTATTAAACATATTGTTATCATGGCGCAATTTAGGATTTTAGAGATTTGCAAGGCTAGGGGGATTACCCAGAAAGAACTTGCCGGGATCATAGGCATTTCCCGTGTTGGGCTGTCCAAGGCGTTGAACGGCAACACGACTATCGGAACGCTGGAAAAGGTGGCTACCGCGCTGAATGTCCCTATATCGGCTCTTTTTGAGGCTGAACGGGATTTTATAGCGTTTGTCCGTAGGAATGGAGAGACACTTACATTTGAGAGTGAGGCGGCTTTGAAGGCATATGCGGACACGCTGTCCGTACCAGCCGATACAGAAAGAGCCGTGTCGGGAAAATAAAGGATTAACAATAGGAAAAGATTCTCTATACTTGTTTTGGATATTTGGGATAAAGCCCGGAGAGGAGGAACAATTGAGAATGTTAAACGATCAAGATGGAAATGAGTATGGAAAAAGATTTAACAGCACTTCTACATGAGTGCGACACATTGAAGGCTCGCTTGTCAAGAATGCGCCCGTTACCCGCTGAGGCGTTGAGAAAGATAGATGAGGCGTTGGCTATCGAGTACACCTACGAGAGTAACCGGATAGAAGGCAATACGCTTACCTTGCAAGAAACGGAACTCGTGGTTAACGAAGGCGTGACCATCGCCGGCAAGTCCATGCGTGAGCATCTGGAGGCGATCAACCACGCTGAGGCTATCGATTACATAAGGGATTTCGCAAGGAACGACATAGAAATAAGCGAGAGGACTATCAAAGAGATACATTCGCTAATCCTTCATGGCATAGACCGGGATAACGCTGGAAGATACCGAACCGTCCCCGTGATGATATCCGGAAGCCGGCATTTGCCGCCTCAACCTTACTTGATCGGTAAACAGATGGAGGATTTCATGGTCAAGTTTCAAGAAATGGAGGCACGGAAATCGCATCCTGTCTTGATCGCCGCATATCTTCATGACGAGTTGGTACGTGTGCATCCGTTCATTGACGGAAACGGGCGTACGGCCAGATTGTTAATGAACCTGTATTTGTTACGCAACGGTTACACTATTGTCAACCTCAAAGGGTCGAACGAGGCGAAAATAAGCTATTACAAGGCGTTGGAGGTCTCGCATATGGATAAGGAACCGGAAAAGTTTCAAAAGGTCGTGATAGAGGCCGAAACAATCTCATTGCGACACTATTTATCCATCTTGGGTGATACGGAGGTCGAGGCGGGTTGATACGGAATTGATGGTGTTTATGGCTATGATCCTAGATAATGGCAACAACGCCCGGCTACTTATCACAAGCGACCGAGCGTAAAAAAACATTCATTATTTTCGGGCACGAAGATAGGGATAAAAAAAGATTTACCCATATCCTTTCCCGATATATCGTTCCTTGACCTTTAGGGATGACAGGCAACCAACCGAATCTCATGCCCTCATTATTACATAGGGCATGCTTGACCGTATCGATGGGGTACCAATAAGATACCCCATGTCATGATATCCACATGGGGTGGATCGTAACAACCCCATAATACCCTGATTTTGGGGTATTAAAAAACGGGATTCCGTTATTATCCAAATTTTGAGTTTACATCTATAAGGTGATTTTTGTCACCTTATAGGTTCGTTATCGTATCTCCTTCAAAGCCTCTTCCAAATGATCCGCATTGTTGATAGTGAATTTATATTTACTGGGCATGCTATCATCTAATACTATTCCTATGAAACTTATTTTACCTCCTCTTAATAATAAATTTATTACGGCTTCATAGCTAATATCATCAACAATATTGCTTCCATTAGACATGTTTGTTGCGTAAAACTCATAGATTTCTCCTTCGCTATCTTTAGCCCTAAAATGTAGCAATCCTCTGTCTTTTACAGGATTATCTAAAGCATATTCATATAATTGTATGCGTATAAATTCTTTATCAATCAATATAGAAACTCTTAAATCAGAGTCATCCGTGACTGAATCACTGAACTTTCCATAAATGGTGGCATTGACGTATTTTTTATCCGTGGCATCCCCGAACTCATCGCTGTACGTGCCTACTTCCCATATCCCGAACTGGCCTTTATCTTGTTGGTTTATTAACTTATCTCGCATCCTTTGCGTAAGATAGGTTGCCAGACTGTCTTTTTCCGCTTGCTCTTTCGCTTTTTGTCCGGGTGACGTACATCCGGACAATGTAAAGATCGAAAGAAGTAGTATTAATACTTTTTTCATGATTTGTGATTTTATGTTAATATGCGGCAAACGTAAGAAAATAAAACGGTCGTTCCTAGCGTTCTCTCAATTTTCATGATTTTAAATGCGGAAATTATCGCATTTACATCCGTAGAATGGATGTCCGCATGGGTAAAGATCAACGGGAGCGAATTTGCGCTTGTCCCACAAATAAAACAGGAAGATTATCATACGCTATACAGGTGGAAGAGATCGAAAAATGCAAGGGTGAAAAGCTCTATAAGTTGACAATCTATGATTATAAAATGAAGGTCTCGATATTTGGTAAATGTTTGATATAAAAGCTAAACTCATTTTTGAGTTTAGATATAGCAACCCTACTTAGTAGGTCTTCAAGGCAAAAAACAATGGGGTGTAGTTTTAACCGATACCCCATTGTTTTGTATTATGGTTGAGGCGTTTTTACCTCATGTTCCTTCGTTTGTAATCCTCAAAAGCCGCATTGTCGCTAGCTCTCTTAATAGTTCTCCCTAAATCATAAATAGCGGCTTCAATCCTTTGGTTCGCTCTGATTATCCCTTCAGTGTCAAAATTATTGACGATCTGAACCGGCTCGCCTTTCTTGTTGTGGGTGATCCAATACATGTTATCCACGAAGCGGCTAAGGAAAGCCGGATCATTGAGATCCGGAACGACCTCGGCTCCCGCCGGCAATGACAGCAGGGTGGGCTTATCCGGGGTGATGTACGCTTTATCTCCTACCAATACCGCCTCGCTACGGCCTCCATCGCCAACGATAGCCAGACCGCCGGGGTGATTGTCGGTACCATGGGCGTATTTGGGGATGGGTTGGGCTATGATCGTGGCGAGTTGTACGGCTCCGGTAGCCGCTATCATAGCCGCAAAGATGGCTCCAGCGATAGGTCCCGCTTCTTTGTAAGCTACCATTATCGCCCGTGCCGTGGCCGCAATAGTCTGAGCTATATCTATAGACTTCTGGAACTTGGCCTGTCTAGTCTGCAACTCAGCTTTTTTCTTCTCCAGCTCCTTGTTCTTGCGGCTGGTCTCTTCCTCCGCCGCGCGCTTGCGGGCCTCGGCCTCCTCTGTCGTTATTATATCCTTCTCGGCAAGAGCGTCTATAGTCTCAACCTTAGCGTCATACTCCTCTTGGTTGGCCTCGATCTCGGCCTCTACATTTTGTATTTGACGCTCAAATAAAGAATTGCCTATAGATATAAATGCCTTTATTGATTCTTGTATCAAGCGTTTCTTTGCGGCCTCAATCTTCTTCTGATACTCTAAATCCTCATCGCTTTTTCTTTGCGCCTGCCTCAATCTTATATCCTCTTGTTGACCTAACAGCTTGGTCAATTCTTTTTCCGCTTTGATCCTCTCATCGTAAGGAAGCAAATCGAGATTATTACGAAGGGTATCAATCTGGATTTGTAGGGACTCCAAGGCGAAATCCTCCTGTAGCCTCAACATTTCCTTATTGTATTTTTCCCGGTCTTTAAGATTCCCGCCATAGCTTTTCGTTAGCTCCGTCATTTGACGCTTAATATCTAACTGACGCTGGGATAACGTTTCATCGTCCAACTCCTGTTGTCTCTTTAATTCGCCTTTCCCCCACTCATCCCATACGTCTTGTATCATCTTGGCGTACTTCTCTTCGATCAAGAGCTTGTCTGCGCCCGTTTCTTTCGCCGCCTTTAATTCAGCGTCTCTTTGCAGGATCAACATGTCAATACGAGCGTCAACCTCCTCTAACGATCCTTCCTTGGCCGCGCTGATCCGGTTCTTTACGTTCTCCATCGCACGATCATGCGTGAATCTTTCCTCTAGCTCTGAAAGCTCCTTGTTACGTTGTTCCTCTATGAGCTTGAGTTGCTCCGTGACCATTACGCCCTTCTCCTTCACGTCCGCTACCTTTTGGTCGAAGTTGGCGTTAATGATCGCCTTCTCCTTCTCATAGCCCTCTTCCAACAAGGAAATATTGGCCTCAATGATCGCCTGTTGAGCCTCCTTGTATGCCTTATCTTGGTTCTTGTCCGTCTCGTAGGCTTTTAGGGCTTCGTCCGCTTCCTTGATTTTTTTTAGGCTATCAATATACTTATTTACTGTAGCTTTTGGTATACCTTCGAATTTACCCGCTTTAAGAGATTTGACTATATCCTCATCTAGCCTATCGATGAACGATTGTGCCGCTTTTCTCTGTTCTTCGTAATATTTCTTATTTCTCACAACCGCCTCATTCCCTTCTTTTTGGCTAATCCTCAACGGGATAACATTCTTTATCGCCTCCATCTGATCGTTAGCGTTCTTGTACGAGCTGACGAACTTATCCAAGGTGTCATAGAAACTGCCTCCTAGCTTGTTGGCCGAATCCGTAGTAGTCCTTAACGTGGTTCCGATCTGATTCCAGATCCTATCAGCGTCATATCCCTCGTTGACAAGCGTCTCGGTGAGGTCTATCACCCTGCTCAACATGTCACTGGCCACTTCCTCGCCATACGCTTTCACGGCGATTTCCCTTAGCTTGGTCAACGCCTTCGATTGCTTCTCCCCGGATTCGGTCAACACCTCGTCCAGCTTCTTTTGCTGGGCTTTTAGGGCGGCGTTCCTCAACAGTTCCCTGTTGATCGCCTCGTAAGCCTTCCTTATCTCGTCCGTGGATGATCTCTCGGACAATAGATTGGGTAGGTAATCCCCGTATTTGTCGTTGATCTCATCTATGGCCTCGGCTCTGGCCTTTGTCCCCTCGGACGTTTGGTTGAGGGTCTCGAACAGCTCCCTCATGTTCGCCCTCTCTTTAAGCATGGTTGCGTTATACTCGGTCAGCGTGTCGTTAGCCGCCTTGGTAGCCTCGCTCGCCCCGAATAAGGAGGCCGTCCATTTTATCATGTCGGCTCCGTACACGGTGAGTAATGTGATACCCACGGATAGCAACGTCTGCCATGAGCCAAGGCCCCTTAGCAATTGCTTCCACACGGGGACGGTCTTTTGCCCCTCAGCCCTTAGCTGGGAGTTCTCTGTCCTTATGCGCTGGATTGCGTCCGCTAATATCGGCAAGTTGTTCGATATGGCCAGAAATCCCGTGCTTAACGATACGGCGAAAGCCGGGGCCTCACGTGTCAACTGGTTCAATGACGCTAAAAGTATCTGGTTCGATCTCTCGTAGTTTCCGACCTGCAACCTGTAGTTTCCTACGCTCTTGGCCGCAGTGTTTACTTGCCGGGATAACTCCTCGGTCTTTTTCTGTAGCTCCACGCCCAACGGCGATGCCGCCATCTCCTTGGATAACGAGTTGTACGCAAGCCTCATCCGCTCTAGTTGCTGATATAGCTCGAAATAGCTGCCGGTAGAGGAATTTACTAATCTAGTCTCATTGGTGAGGATGCGGGTCGTTTGCTGTACCTTGGCGTTATGATCTATCTCGGCCTCGGTTAATTCCCTCCTGCGCCTTATGGCCTCATCATAGGTTATCAATCCTTTCCTCTCCTCGTTATCGACCTCACGCTTGGCTTTTCTGGTAGCTTTCAGCATCCGTTGCTCCTCTTCCAGCTTGGCGATATTCTTAGCCCTGCTTCCAAGGGATTTATCGATAAACGCCTTTAGCTCCTCCGTTATTACCACCTCCTCACGTTTGGCTACCGTATTGCCCTCTATCGCCGTCGTCTCGTCCTTGAAGGCGTTGGACGATCCGGATAGCGTGGTGGTTATGGCCGTCTCGGACGTTACGACCTCCTTTGACGAGGTAGCGAGATCCTTGTTGGACTTGATCAGCTTTATATTGGCGGCTATTATCCTGTCCATGGCCTTCTCATAGACAAAGCTCATGTTGTTTATCTCCTTCATGACATTGGAAAGGTCTAGGATATTCGCCTTGTAACTGTTCACCTTGGCATGTAACTCTTTCAAGTTGGTAGGGTTGAATTTAAGCCCCTTACCCAATTCCAGCATGGCTTCCTTGTATTTAGCCTGCAAGGAATCTATGTCGCTCTTTAGCCGTGCTATTTGCTCATAGGGTTTCGGCCCTACGATCTCGCTTATAAGTGTCTCATTTCCCATATCGCTCAATCTCTTTTAATTGTTCTACCATGATCTTTATTAAATTTCCGTACTCTGCCGCCGTGAATGTCTGCGGATCGATCCTCATCTTGAAATGAGAGGAAACGGCCATTCTCTCACGGGTGAAATCCTTGTCCTTGGGATCGGGGGCTTTCAGCCTGTTTCGCTCCAATACGCTAAGGCTGTATCTTATCTGGGCCGTCTTGGATCGTATCTGCTTCTTTATCGCCATGACATCCTGTAGGCTGGGGGAATCTTTCATTTTCACGCCCACCTTTTCCAGTATTTCCGAAGCGTCCGGATACGCCCCGGCCTCAATAAGACGCTCGCTGGCCTCCAGCAATACTAGTTTTATGTTATGGTTGACCATGTTATTCCGATCCTCTATCTCGATAGCGATATTCTTGTTGTTGGTCAAAGCCGAATACTCGTCTAACATCGATACCGCCGCTCTTTCCAGATCTTCCCGTGAAGGGGTTCCGCTTTTCACCAAGGCGTTAATGTCACCTTTGTACATCTCTATGAACTTGCATAGAGGTATCTCGTCGCATGTCTTATAAAAATCGTTCATCGTTTCTTGCTTTTTATCATATTTTAAATTTAACTGTCATTTACCCTTGACCGAACCTTGACATTGTCCGGACGTGAAGATAATGGGGGGGGCGGGTCGTGACCTTTCGCCCGCCGTATTTCCCCGTCTGAATCATTTCCTTTTCCGTTTGCTCTTATCAGTGAAACTTATCGGGCAAACCACGCTAGCCAGCGCCCGTATGAGCGACCTCGCCGAATCCTTCGTGAGTCCTATCGCTATCCCGTTTTCCCTCATGTCTTCCGGATCTATATCACCCACGCATAAGACCGGCTCACCCGTAGGATTTCCGTTCTCGTTATAGGTGGGATGTAACGATACGGAGAAATCTTGATACGAGTCGATCGTGTAGCCCCTATCCGGAATAGCGCAACTTCCGGCCATGATCAATTGTATGCCTAAGTCCACCGCATCATCCCTATCAAGGGATATGTCCCACAATTCCCCGTCCTTGACAATGACTTGACCGCCCCGGGACAATAGTAATGATACCCCGTTGATGGTATGGCCTTTACCGTCACCTCTCTTTGTCTTGCAAACCTCACATCGTAAACCCTCGTTACCGAAAATCGTCTTTTTTGTCATGATTAATTATTTTTTGAATGTTTTTATTGCGGCCGTTCCGAAAAATGGTTCTCCCGGATGCGCCCTTTTCCAGTCGTTTATGAAATCCAATCCCTTATCCGTACCCATGAAATCCTCGAATGATTCCCCTAGGCCCAATACCCGGCATACGTCATCGCCATTAATCCTTGTATCTCCTGTTTCCTTGCTTTGCATGAATCGAACGGGTTGCCCCTCGAAATAATCCATGAGATAGATATAATCCTTGTCCTCGCTGACCTTTATCATGGCTCAACCTCCCTAAGAAAATCCGTGAAATCCTTGATAATGGCATAATGGCCTCCGGCCCGTAGCAATCTCGCCTCAACGTCTCTCTGTACGTCCGATTGATGATCCTTGCCGATCTTGATCTCAAAATTGTACACCCGGCCTTCATGCGTCACCTGCACATCGGCGATCCCGGCGGTCGTTCCGGACTTGCGCCAACGTCCAAGGCTGGAATCGTATTGCCCTTGGCTGTTTTGGCGTTGATAGAAAGCGTTATTCATCCTCGCCCATGTTTCTATACATTTCGCTAGCCCGTTCGCCGTATCGTCCCGGAAATGCGGTTTTACCCGGCATTGCGGGGGAATGGCACTGTTCCGGTACTTCCATTCGAAATAATCGGCCTCCAGACGTTTAACGCAATCCGGCTTAACGTACCGGGGCTTGCTTTTCCTCGTTGTCCTCTCCAATCGTGGAATCATATCGTTAAAATGGCATTTGTTGCTCATAATCACTTATTTTAGTTAGACTCTCGTTATATCTGAAACGGATGTCACAGGTGGCACCATCCCGTTGCTTGGCGATCCTCAACTCCCCGTAACCCTTCTCTGCGTTCTTGTCGTAATACTCCGGCCTATGTATGAACATCACGATATCCGCATCTTGCTCGATAGCCCCGGACTCCCTAAGATCGGATAGGAGGGGCATCTTGTCGGCCCTTTCCTCTACCTTTCTGGACAATTGCGATAACAGGATAACCGGCACCCCCAGCTCCTTGGCCATGATCTTCGCCGCCCGGCTGCATTGGCTGACCTCTTGCTCACGGTTGTATGTCTTGTTGGTTGATCGCATGTCTATGAGTTGCAGGTAATCGATAAGGACGATACCGCACTTGCCTTGCCTGTTGAGGTTTCTCGCCTTGGCCTTGATCTGCTGCACGCTTATACCCGGCGTATCGTCCACGTGGATGGGAAGGAATGAGATGTTGTCCACGGCCCCGCAAACATCGGTCTCCTCGCTTTCCGTCAACTTGCCTAGCTTATAACGCTCGGAGTCTATGCTGCATTCGGATTGGATCAACCGGTCTCCCAGTGACGTGTTATTCATCTCCAATGAGAATATGGCTACCGGGGTGCCTCCGGTGGCCGCGCTCTTGGCGAAATGGAGTAGGAGGCTTGTCTTTCCGGCTCCCGGACGTGCGGCCAATATGATGAGCTGACCCGGTTTCCATCCTCCTGTCATCTTATCCAGTTTTGTAAGCCCCGTGCGTATACCCTGTATTTGCCCGTTTTTAGCCCGTTCCTTGCGCTTTTGATAATTTTCGATACAATCCCTCGTTACGGACGAGATATCGCTTATACGGGAAGCGTAGGCCGTTTTATCGGATATGGCCTCGACTTCCTTCAAGGCTAGGGTTATGGTATCGTCGATATCGTAGGACGGATCGGTAGCCTTTGCCGTGATCTCCATGCCCGCTCTCGCTAGCGATCTGGCCAGCCATAGTTGATGTAAATATTGGCTATGCTCCTGTATGTTCGATGATGAGGCCATGTTCCCGGATAGCTCGGATAACGCCAACGCCCCGCCTACCTTTTCAAGGTCTCCGGACTCGTATAACGCTTTACACACCGTGACGAGATCGATTCTTGTGTTCTCATCGTATAGCTTGGCTATGACGGCGTATATCTTTCCCAATGATTCCTCATAGAAAATATCGGGGTTCAATATACCCACGACATCCTCAATTGCGTTACTTTCCACCAATAAGGCACCTATGACGGCCTTTTCCGTCTCCACGCTATGCGGCATGGGCTTACACGAAATTTCTGTTTGTTGTCTCATTGCTTGTCTGTTTATTGGTTTGTTTGAAATCCGGCAACTCGTCGTTCCAACATTCTTGGTTGATGAACGTCTCGAAATTCTTGCGATATTGCTTGTCCGGCGTGGCGTTGACATAAGCGGGAATATAGGCTATGGCCTTGGACTTTTTGGCGGCGGTTAGTTTAGACCATTTCTTTTCGCTTGTTTTCTTGTTCCCTTTCTTGCCATATGATGACCAAACAACCTCGAAAGATGATGTCGGTGAATCGTTAGATTCGCCAATATTATTATTTATATCATAATCATTATCATAATCGGCTTTTTTGGGTTCCAAAAAACCCACTGGGTTATTTGGGTTGCCTTGGGTTGATGTGGTACCGGGTGGCTTACCGTTTAAACCCTTCCTTGGGGCACCACCCTTGCGCCCGTTATTGCGGTTTCTTTCGACAATGGCTTGGTATTTGATATCGTCTATATCAAACTGGTTCTTAAAGAACTCGAACGCTATTTCGATATCTTTCTCCACCGTAACATCCCCGTCAATTTGATACTTGAATATCACCCGGAACAACCTCCCCAATTGCTCGTCCGATAACCCCGATACGGGCTTGTAGAATTTCTTGTACATCACGAAACTTTCTTTTCCCATGATCTTTTACGTTTTATGCGGGGATATAGCCCTGTTATTCCTTCTTCTTGTCATATCCTTTGAAATCAATCCTTAGTTGATCCTTGTCCGGCATGAACCTTGGATTGGTGGTATAGAACCCCGCTATCCATCCGCTTACCGGACAATGTCCTTTCCGGACGATACGGATATCCCCGTCCTCCCTCATCATCCCCACGTAACGGCAAATGTTAGGGCGCACCACATGCGTGTCCCGCTCCACCTCGAACATGGTTTTGGGTCTCTCGAAAAAAGAATCATAAACCATTTGCTTTTGATTGGCTTTTCCCGTAGATTTGCGGCTGGGGATTGCGGCTTCGGCCGCTTTTTCCTTGCCTTTCATAGTTAATCCTCACCGCCTAAAATTTTATCAATCTCAGATAGTCTATAACGAACTTTGCCCCCTATCCTATAAGGCTTTAGATAGCCTGTCTTATCCCATCTCCACAATGTAGATCGATCTACTTGTAAGATGTCGCATGTTTGCTTTACATCCAAATAGACCTCTTTCTCTTTTTTGGGTGATAACTGCGATATAGTATCTTTTATCAGACTCTCGGAATAAATTCTAAGATCCTCGGCGTTAATCATTAGGTGTACGTTTGACCCTGCGTTTACCAATTCCTTTATTGTCATATTTCATTGATTGTCCATTATACGGTTGCCATATCGGAAAATCCTACCTTCACCGTCGGGACGAATCTTTTAACCTCTCATCGCATCAATGGCGGGACGCTCTATCGAGAGTCAAACGCCAGAAAAAACAAAAAGAGCCATACCCCACAGGATATGGCTCCCGCCGGGTATGGCTCTTAGGCTCTAGTTCTTTCTATTGTTATGTCCGGCAAATATAGAAAATAAATTCAACGAATCAAAAGAAAAATGCAAAAAAAAACGTTTGTTTTCAGCTCTATTCAATCTCTTACGATAAATCTAATAGGCTTACTCACTCGATCATCTTGACCAATTCTTTCTTTATATCCTCATCAATTTCCCGATATCGTGCGAACGCCCTGCTTCCGTCCCTATGCCCGGACAATGCGCCTACAAGATTGGGATCTTTCACTTTCTTGTATAGGTTCCCGACAAACGTACGTCTAGCGATATGGCTGCTGGCTATCTCATAGATAGGCCGTTTCTCCTCTTCTCCCGTGACCCTGTTTAGTACCGTGACCATCCTGTTGACCTTGCACGCCTCGAATATCTTTTTGATCGCCGTGTTATATCCGAACTTCGTGCTGCAAAATGGGAATAACCGGCCTTTCCTGTCCGCTCCCTTGTATAGCTCTATCAAGTTCTTGGCTCTGTCATTCAGCGGGACACGCACGATTGTAGGGCGATCTCCCCTTGTCTTGCTTGGAATATATTCTATAGCGTCATTGATGATGTTATCGGGCGTGAGCCGAAATAAGTCTGATACCCTGCACCCGATAAGGCATTGAAAAATAAAGATGTCACGTTGTCTTTCCATGGCCGGGTTGAAGGACAGGTCGAAATCGGCTAAACGGTTCCGCTCCTCCAATGTGAGGTAATACGGTGTACCGTATCTCTCCTCTGATTTTTTCTTGAACTTGGTGAATGCGTTATTCGTGGTCAAGCCTTGATCGTAACACCAATTCAAGAAAGCCCTCAAACATGTTAGCTTTGCGCTTATACCGTTATTGCCTTTAGGTCTAGGCATCGTGCGCCACGTATAAAACTGGGTCATTTCGGGATACTCCTTCAATATCTCGCACTCATGATGCAAGTAATACTCGTAATCTTCCAAGGTCTCCGGGTCGATCTTGTCTATATCCCATCTGAACGTATCGCCTGTTTTCGCCTTGGATATCTCTCTCCGATCCGTGATCGAGCGGATTCTCTCGTAACGTTCCATTGAGTTCGCTAAGGTTTTGCAATAAGCCGTCCTGCCACGTGACAAATTACGCCTTTTCGGGTACTCTTCGAGCAAGGCGTAAAAATCTTTTGGCGATTCCTCGTGTTTTTGGGGATTCAGCTTGGTATCGATCAACCGTGCTAGCTCTTTGCTGTCAAGGCCCCCTTTATCCGCTTGGTTGTATATCTCCATTATGATATTTTTCATACAGGCGATATCGTTATTGAACTTAGCACGGGATTTAGCGTCATAGACTACTTTCGCCTTTATGCACTGGGTCTTCTCATCCCATACGCTAGGCGATACTTGTATCCCGCTTTTGTAGAATAACTGAATATCCCTACCATCGGTTAACCTAAACCGAACGTTTACCGTATCCGCTTTCTTTACGGATGTCCTAATGAATGCTTTTATCGTTGCCATATCTCTATGAATTTATCGTTGTGCAAATATAGGAAATTTGCACGACTTATTCGCAAAAATGCACAACAATGTAACTCGTATCGAAATAGTAGTTCTAGTATATTTATCTATTTATCAGTGTAGTGTATGGTATCTTGATGCGTTATGTATTATTATTATGTAATCCGTTCCAGACTATATCAAGGCGATCATACTCACTCCGGTAGGTATGACGTTCAAGATATCCGATTTTGACACGAAGCTGGGAGAGTACGCCCACGCCGACCGTCCGAACCGTGTCTATCCGATCTCGACGATCGCTGAGTACGCCACATCCGGAGGCGAGGCGCAGACATCGGCTACCGGTTATGGCTCGTCCAAGATCACGGGTTATAGCGAGCTTGTCGAGACTTACACGATGAACGATTATGACGAGGGCTTGCGAACCAATCTCATGAAGCTCAAGAACGAGAGCATGAGGGTGATCTTCATCGACAAGAATAATGTCGTATATGGAGAGAAGACCGATACGGAAGGTGATTTCAGGGGATATGAGCTCGGTGCCGTTTATCCGGGTGGACAGAGGTTCAAGAGTTCCGGAGAGAACGCCTCGCTTACGATCAACCTTGTTTACAAGGACGTTGAGAAAGCTTGGATGAACGCCATATCTTTCACCAGCGATATCGATATCTTGGACGATGCGAAGGGATTGGTCTGGGTGGATGTCAAGAAATTGGCTACAGGCGAGAATAAGTACAAGGTCGTGGAGCATTATGGCGGTTTTGACTTGACAGAGATGTACGGTGCGCTATTAGGTGCCTCCTCCGTTTGGAATAACGTGACAGCCGCCACGTATAATCCCGATGATGGGACATTGTCGTTAACCTCTTCCTCTAGTGGAACCCCGACTCTCAAGAGACCGTCGGAGTTATACGCCGAGGATGTTAAAGGTATAGAGCAATGGTCATAAACGGGGTATCGTTCAATGATGAGGCTTGTCTCGGTATGGGAAGGAAGGCTTTCGTGAAGGCTCACGAGGGATCTTTCTTCCTCGACCGGGGAATGGCGGATCGAAGGAGGATACTATGTGACGCTTATGATATAATGGAGAGGAACCATGGGGACGATAGCGGGAGTGGCGAACGCCGTGAGGACGCTGGAGAAGAACTTCTGGCCGGAGGTTACGAACAGCTTGAGGGAGAGCGAGGGATTGATCCATGACTTGATCACTGATCAACTCATGTCCGGGTTAGACGAGAACAAGGAGCCTTTGAAGCCTACCTATCTGGATGACCCGTATTTCGTGGAGACGACGAAGACCCCAAAGGCGGCGAGGGCCAAGGCCAGATGGTATAAGGCGATGAAGGAAAGCATAACCCCGCCTAGGTCCTCCGACATACTCCATCTTCCGCCACGAGACCCTAACACCCCCAACCTTATCATACGAGGCGATTACCACGCCAGTATAACGCCGATCGTGCAAGGCGGCAAGGATGGTGGCAAGATAGTCACGAGATCCATCGGTTTCTATGCCGGTGACGACGCTTTAGAGAAGAAATACGGCCCCGGTCATCTGGGTTTGACCCCGGAGGCTAGGGCTTATTTGATTGAGGAGCGGGTTGTTCCCGCGTTGGATAAGTTATTCAAGAAATACGGGTTCAAATGATAAAGCCGTGCAATTGCGCCTCGCAGAACAAGGCGATGGCCACATACGAGAACATAAGGAGGCTGGCTATCAAGATGGCCGTTTCCGATAAACGCATTTACGTGCTTATCCATAAAACGGATGGCACGTTTGCCTTCGAGCCTTTAGATGCCATGGTGTCTAAAGGCGATATTGTTGAATATATCCATTATTTATAAGTAGTATGGCGAATATATACACGACATGCGACGAGATACCCTTATGCAAGTTCATCGAGATGTACAAGGGAAATCTTAACGCCCTTATAAAAGGAGGGAGGACCAAGCCCACCGATGGGGAGTTAAGGAAAGCGGCGATGGGGCTTATTGACGAGTATTCCGTTATAACCGGGAACAAGAATATCGCTATCGAGATAGAGGATCGGTCAAGGGCGGTGGATTGCAATATCAAGCTTATCCTGTTGGAGTCAGCGGATCATTTGATAGACGCTATGATGTACGCTGACGCTTCGGATATTCTTGGCAGGGTAGGTATCCGCATGCCGGAGGAGCCGGGAGAGCAAGATCTGATCGTCGCTAAAAAGAGAATCCAGTCCAAGATGTCACAGGTGAAATATAGCCTGAGCGTTCTGGATAGGAACAAGCCTAAGGTGGTAGACGCAAGGGATAAGGATTTTACCCGTGAGAGGATGATCGTGTCCACCTATTTCAAGATGCGTATCGATCCTGACACGTTCACCGCTGCCGAGTACGGGAATATGATAAGGATTATGTTTAACCAATTAGAGGACATGAGGAATTATGGCGGGAAACGAGACTAAGATCACTGATATAGTAGGGAAAGAGGCGTTTGATCAACTGGAGCGTCTGGATAGGAAATTAGCGGATACGCAGAATGTCTATATCGGGTTGGTAAAAGAGATAGGGAAAGGGTTGACGATAAATCCCTCAAGCTTGTCAGAGTTGAACGCCAAGATCGAGGAGTACAAGAAAAATGTATCAGCGCTTAAAAGCACGATTGACACTCTCAATAAGACCAATGACCAGTACAAGAGAAAGATTGATGAGCTGATAGAGGTTAACAAGAGATATGCGGAAGCGACTGGGAAAGTTCAAAATAGTTTAGATCAATCATCCTCTTCCATAGCCAAGGAATCAAACGCTATCTCGGAGAACATGAAAGCCAAGCAACAAGAGGTTGTCATAAGTCAGGAATTGAAGGGACTCATTGACCAGACATTGGGATCTAGGGAGGAGAATATACGCAGGGTCGCTCAAGAAAGGACGATATTGGCCCAACTATCCAAGGAGAAAAGCCAATTGAATAAAATGGAGAAAAGCGGGACTATCTCAACTAAAGATGCCGTGCAAAAGAGGCAGGATCTGGTAAGGTCTGAATTGCTTCATCGAGAATCCTTGAGAGAGCTGTTGAACATTCTTACGAATGAGACAAAAATGATCAACTCGGCCAACGATAGTTATCAAGAGCAATCGTTGCAATTGGAGAGGCTGAGAAAGGCGTATCGGATGCTTTCCACGGAAGCCGCTAACAGCAAGTTAGGAGTAGAGTTGCAAAAGAATATAGCGGCTTTGGACACTCAGGTAAAATCTGTTGATAAAAGTCTGGGACAGCATCAGAGAAACGTGGGTAATTATGTCTCCACATGGGATGGAATGGGAAACGTAATCAATCAATTAACTCGTGAGTTTCCCGCATTCTCGGTATCTCTACAGACCGGCTTTCTCGCTATCTCTAACAATATCCCTATATTGGTCGACCAAATATCTCGGATAAGGAAGGAGAACGCCGCCTTAAGGGAGGAGGGATTGAAAGGGGTTCCCGTGTGGAAACAGGTCGCTAAGTCCGCCTTATCATGGAATACGTTGTTATCGGTAGGGATAACTCTCTTGACCGTGTATGGTAAGGATATTTTCGAGTGGGGCAAAAACTTATTGTCATCCTCAAACTCAGCTAAGGCAGCCGCTGAAGCCCAGAAAGACTTAAACTCATCCACGGGGGATTATGCCAAGGCTTTAAAGAACTCGACATCATCATATGGGGAGAATCTTGTAACGTTACGTAACTTACAAGCGGAATGGAATAGCCTAGGAGGTAATCTCAATAAGCAGAAACAATTTATCATCGATAACGCCTCGGAGTTTAAAAAGCTGGATGTATCGGTAAGTGATGTTAATGACGCTGAGAATCTGTTAGTAGATAATACGGAGGCCTTTATTAATGCTATGTCATTAAGGGCGCAAGCCGCCGCCGGACAAAAATTAGCACAAGAAGAATATTCCAAGGCTTTACAGAAAACTATCGAGGCGGACAATAAGTTAAAGGAAGCAGAAGAGGCGGAAAAGAATAGAACTGTAGGTGGAGCTCTAAAGATAGGAGCTAGTATAGATGAGTTTTTTGGATTAAAGAGAGATTGGGATAAATTATCTGATCAATACGTTGAATCCCTTAGGGAGGAAGCGGACGCTTCCCAGAAAGAGGCGGATGCCTTCAATGCGGCTGGGGACGTATATCTTGATTATGTCTCTAAACGGTTAAAGGGAGCGAAAGAGATAATGGATAATGCCGGGATAAGTGATTACTCTAACGAGGAGAAACTTAAACGACAGCAGGAGCAAATAGAACGAGAGGCCAAGCGTAGGGAGAAATTAGAGATGGAGGCCGAACGGAATATTCAGGAGGCCCGTCTTAATGTGATGGATGAGGGATACAAGAAGGACCGTCTTCTCTTGGAGCAATCTTACCAAAAGCGTATTGATGACGTAAAAACGAAAGGCGTAAGGGTCAATGAGCAAATAGAGGCTATTGAGGCTGAGAGAAGCAAGAAGTTGGCTGAATTTGACCGTAAGATCTCGGAGCAAAGGGCTAATGAGGAAGCTCAAAATCGTTTGGCGATAGCGGAAAAAGGAAGTTTGCAAGAGCTTGACGCTCGCTTGGATATATTGCAACTACAAAAGGATAAAGAATTAAGAGAGGCGGACAAAACAGGCCAAGACAAAGCGTTGATAGAGGAAAAGTATCTAAAACAAATAGAGGACCTATACAATGATTACGGGAAACGCCTTATGTCTACCGAGCAATCTCAGAACGAATTGTATTTATCTCAAAGGCAAATAGAAATAAACGAAGAACTTAATGCCTTGACAAAGCAGTACGGGCAAGGTCTTATCAAGAAAAAAGAGTATGAGAAGCAGAAGTCAGACCTAGAGCATCAATATGCTATGGAATCATTGAACAGCCAATTGCAGATATTGGAATCAAACCTTCATTTATTTAGTGGGAATGAGAGATTGGAGAAAGAGAAAGAGATCGCTCGCCTCCGTGTTCAATTATCAAAAGAAACCAGCGATAAGATCATAGAGGATGCTAAGCGAGAAGAAGAGGAGCGAAAGAAAGTAGAACAGGCTAAAAAGCGCTTGATACAAGAATCTATATCTGCTATCATATCAATCGGTAATTCATTATTTCAACGTCAAATAGATAATGTAGATGCTGAAATAGAGGCTAACCAAGATGAGTATGACGCTAAGGTTGAGACTATAGACGCTCTTGCCGAGAAGGATATAATAACGACAGAGGAGGCCGAGGCCCGCAAGCGCGCGGCGGAGGAAGAGACCAGCCGCAAGAACAAGGAGCTGGAGAAGAAAAAAGCTGAGTTGCAGACTAGACAGGCCAAGTTCCAGAAGTCTATAGATATAGCTCAGACTATTGCGGCCACGGCACGGGCGATAATGGTAGCTTACAAAGAAGCGGGACCTATCGCTGGAGCCATCTTTGCGGCTATGATAGCGGCTACCGGAGCCGTACAACTCGCCACGATCATAGCCCAACCCATCCCCAAATACGCCCATGGTACCGACAATCACCCCGGCGGTCTGGCTATCGTTGGCGATGGAGGCCGTAGCGAGGCGGTATTGGTAGGAGATAAAGCGTACATTACCCCGGATAAGCCCACCTTGCTGTCATTGCCGGCGGGAGCCGAGGTCGTTCCGGATCTCAATGATCCGGCCTTCCTTAGCCGCTTCGTGGATAACACGTATTGGCTTACCCACAACAAGAAAGGAGAGCCGGTTCAGATCGTCAATAATTTCGACGCTGAAGGGATAATAAGGGCTAATAATGAGATAAAAAAGGAGATAGGCAAGCTATCTAAAACCATATCCAAGGGCAACAAGAGCATCGATTTCGAGAATTACAAGAGATCGAGGATGAATTGAGCGTAAAACTTGCTTTTCTTATTCTTTCTAGTTATATTTGCTGGACATATAAGAAGACAGTAGAGCCTAAGAGCCATACCCGATAGAGTCACGTCTATGGGGTATGGCTCTTTTTGTTTTTACTGGTCAGCCTACCACGACAGGCTAGGAAGATTTTGGGCGACAGCGGTCGCTAACAGCCTCCTTGATACGATGTGTTGTGGCTCGTGTCGGGGAGGCTTTTTCATTAAGAAGTGCCGAAGTAATCAAAATAACAAAGTCGTTTTGATCTTATGGCTAAAATCGCGGGAGAAAATGATATTAACAATTTAAATATTATAGGATTATGAAGACGAATCAAGAAATGATCCGAATAATTGATAGCTTTTCTGTAATACAGAGAACGAGTGACGGATATTTTGACGGCAGTGAATTATTGCGTCAATGGAATAGCGTTTCGAATAATCCAAGAAGGCAAATGAGTAAATTCTTGGAAATGGATACGACTAAAGAATTTATATCTGCGTTATCAAAAGATGAAAGCCAAAGAGCAAATATGCTCATTGCTGAAAACCAGTTGATTATGAGAGTTAAAGGACGGACTACCAAGAATGGTAAAACTCCCGATAAAGTATGGATGAATCCTATTTTATTCATAAAATTTGCCATGTGGATCAATCCGACGTTTGAGGTCAAGGTTTTACGTTTTGTTTATGACGAAATGATCCGTTACCGTAATGAAGCTGGCGACGCTTATAAGGATTTGTCTTCTGCTGTCATGAAAATCGTACCAAAAGACTTCATGCCAAAAGCCATGTCTAAGATAGCCGAGGCACTTAATTGGATCGTATGGAATAATCACGAGAGGATGCTTCGTAACAAGCACGGTGACGAAAGCAAGCAACGTGAACTGTGGCAACTGGAGAAGAAGGTAGCCGATCTGATAAACGAGGGATTCATTACCTCATACGATCCGCTTATCAACTATCTACGGAAGCTTTATAATAAAAAGAATAATCCAGCGGTATTTAACCAAGCGGTATAGAAGATTTTAAACAACCAAAAATTAAAATATGGATTTGAACTATTTAGACTTATTGATTCATCTAGCGACGGAACTGAAAAAGGAAAAGATTAAACGTATTGAGGCTGAACGAAAGATTAAGTCTGATGTTCCTAAGGTTTTGTTTGCGGACGCTATATCCAGATCCCAACGCTCATGTTTGATCCCGGAGCTAGCAAAGATATTACAGCATAACGGTGTCAATATTGATGCGGAGCGTCTATTAGCGTGGATGCGAAAGAATAATTATCTGCATGAGGAAGAAGAATATTTCAATCAACCTACCCAAAAATCCATTGATCTGGGTTTATTCGAAGTAAAGAGAACTATTACAAATAAGTTGGATGGAACCTTATTAGAGACGATTGTCATAAAAGTAACAGGCAAAGGCCAAGTTTACTTCGTGAACAAGTTCTTAGGTAATAAGGAGGCTTGTTAAAAACATAATAGACATGATTTAGTTTAGTTTTCATAATCCTCCCTCATGTCGTGAGACAGCAAGGGGATATATGTTTAATCGAAATATTCATATTGCTCTGTAAAAGCATCTTGGATGTCATTTATCAAATTAGGATTGTTCTCTAATTCGATTTTATTAACCATTAAGTATGCGCTTTTATCTTTTAGTTCTGTATGTAGAAAATATTTATCAGAAAAATTGGTTGCCATAATCTTGCTATAAAAACGGAATCTTTTGGTATTATAAATTCCCTCTTCGTCCAAATTAGAGCCTATAAATCCAAAGGATGCATGATCATCTTGATGGTATATGTCAAGCATTATGTTTATACATGTATGTATTATCGTTCTAGGCTCAAATGTGCTAGATAGTATATTATATTTTCTTTTACTGTGTCTATGATTTTTTAAATGGAATTTTATAGCATAAACATTATAATCATATAATTCCACCCAGACCCAATAAGTAAGATTAGATTTGGTAGATTTAAATGAATATAGTCTTTTAGATAAAAGATGTCCAGACTTTCCTTCGAAATTCTGGACAAACCTATAAGGGTAATAAAAACTCATTTCAAATCATATAAGGATAAATGTCAATTCTTCTATCAAGTAACTCTTTAGACGTAAGGGATCTGAACTTTACTTGGGTATCCTTCTTTTCTGAAGCTGCGGTCACAATTTTGCTATTAACATCTTTGGGCCGCATGTCCTTACTGTTTTTGACTGTGCCCATATTCATTCATCTTTGTTGTTTTCGACACAAAGATGAGATAAACTGGATAACAAACAAAATTTTTTTAGCTAAAAAAACTAACAAATATTAAATATGATGGTAAATCTTTGATTGTTAATAATATATGGCTTTTTTATTAGGCTAATAGGTCTGTTTAAAAACACTGCTTAGCCAACAAATGTGGCAATCTCATAAAAATCCCCTCCAGAGCCTTTTGGGTGGAGGGGATTTGAGGGTGGGGCTATTTAGTATATTTATTTATTTCTTCTAAAATCAAATTATAAGCTTTTTGAATCTTTTTAGCGGCTTTCTCTTTTACTTCGAAATCAACATAACCATCTGTAAAATAAACTCTAATATCTGTCACAAGTTTATCTTTAAAGAAGTAAGAGTCACCCGCATATGTAGGTTCTATGGATGAAATAGTCATACCTGAAACAATATTAGTCCTTGACACATAGGAATCTATTGATAATAACTCATAAACTTCTCCATCAGAAGTTTTTATCATTATCTTATCATCGCTGCCTATAACATTTCCTTGGTTGTACAACGACATAGATAATAATATATCGCCACTATTTCTGCATTTGAAAAAAACACCAGCTCCATCCGTAAGCCTTTGTTTTATTGGCACTATGGAGGTCTCTATATTTGCTTTACCAGAAAATGTATCAATTTCGCTTTTTTTAATTTTTTGGCCAAAACATTGTATAGAAAAAAAGGCTGCAAGTAATATATACAAGTACTTCATAAATAATTTATTTAAATAGTTCAGATTTCTTTTCATCGGACACAAGTTTCTCTTTTATTTTTTCTATATCGAGAACCGAAATAAAGTCCTCTATCTCTTCTGGTGAAGCAAACACCCAATAAATGGTTTCGTCTATATATCTATTAGATGAAGAAGTTGCTTTTTTTAGAAATGTAATAATATGTCTTCCGTCATCTAATACGAGAAATCTAGGCTGTAGCCTGTGTCCAAAAGAGAAAAACCATTTAGATCCATACCAGCATATAGTAGATGATGGCAATTTAAAATCCATATCTTTAGACATGTCTGTAACATTATTATCTTTAGCTATTTGAGACCATTCATTAAATTTATCCTTTATGGCCAATAATGTTCCTTTTAAGTCTTCGATATCAGAGCTACTAAATTCTAACATTGCTTTTGTATTGTCATTTTTGGCTGGGACTTGAATATAGATAGAGAATTTTTCTTTTTTTATTTCACTGGCTTCTATATCAAATTTTTTATTCCAATAAGAAGAATAATATTCTCCTACCAATTTTTCTGCAAATACCGACATAGATAGCATTAAAAGAAAGTTAAGTAAAATAAATTTATTCATGACTTGATTTAGTTTAATTAATGATGGGACAAAGATAGATAATAGTGTTAACAAAAGCAAATAGTATAGGAGAAAATTACATGTTCGATAACATATTTCTTAATTTAAGTAGTACTTACCTTGCCAACGCAGTATATCTCCTATGCGACTTGCAGTATATATTAGATGACAAAGTAAGTAGTATTGTCATTCCACCTTTATCTTCAATGGATGCCCGCAGTTAGGGCACGTGATAGATAGAGAGTCTTTCTTTGGTTGCTCGAATAACTCTGTAACTGGACATCCTATTGCGTCCGCTATTCTTAAAAGAATTTCTGTAGATGGGTTTCCATTAATGTGCGTGCTTAAAGTAACTCTTGATATACCCATTTTCTCTGCTACTTCATTAACAGATGTGCCGTAATGTTTAATAGCTTCTTTAATTATTAATCTATCTATCATAATGATCAGTATTAAGTTTATGCAAAACTACACAGAATAATTAAATGTAAAACGATCATACTATTAAATGATGTTAAATTTAAGATGATAGCATTTCTTTTTCTTGTATATGTAATATGATAGACTTACATTTGTATCATCAAAATAAAACAACAGTACAATGGCAACACAGAAATACAACAAGAGTGAGATCATGAAAGACGCATGGAGATTATTCAGGATTTACCGAAAATTCTCTTGGTCTTTTGGCAAGTGCCTTTCTATAGCATGGGATAATGCCAAGATAGAGATAAAAAATAATGAGGCCAAAGCCAAGAGATTGGCAGAGGAAGAAGCTAGACGCATCGAGTATCGCAAGCATGTTGTCTTATCTCATGTCGGTATGGCTAGCCTTTACGGTAACAGGGTTTATTCGGGTTATTGATAACTATACATAATAATATAAGAAATATGGAAACGATAGAGGTATTGAAGAACGTGCAAAGGATTGCGTTGGAGTGTATGATCGGAAGGAAACCGGTACATATAAATGTAGGCGTTATGCCGGAGACGGGCGGTTTATGCGTCACCGTACAGGACAGACTTCACGAGGTGGTCTACATGGAGATATTCAATGACTGGATGCCGGATCACAAGGAATGGAATAAAAAGACCTACGATAGGTTCATGAGCGTAATTAGCGACATGACTTGCGTAAGGCTTGCGGGATAACTCGAACGACGGGGAGAGGATCGGAAGTAGATGCCCCTCCGGTAATACGACCGGAGGGTTTGAAGGGATTTTCAACAACAAATATATTAAGATCATGAAAGAATTAGTATTTAAAGGCGATAATAATCGCATTTTCACGAACAGCTTGTTGGTCGCTGAGAAGTTTGGCAAATTACATAAGAACATTATGCAGACCATCAAAGACTTAATGACATCGGCTGAAAAATCAGCCGATCTTTTCATTGAGTCTGAATATCCAGACAATTATGGACGTATGCAGCCAATGTATATTATGAATCGTGATGGATTTACATTATTGGTTATGGGCTTTACTGGTGATAAGGCCCTTCAATTCAAGTTAGATTATATTGAGGCTTTCAACCGTATGGAAGAGCAGATCAAGACTGGAGGTTTCCAGATTCCACAATCTTTCTCGGAGGCGTTGATGTTGGCGGCCAAGCAGCAAGAGCAGATAGAACAGGCAAATAGAACTATCAGCAAGCTCCAGCCCAAGGCCGATTTCGCGGACAAGGCTTTCGAGACCTCGGACAAGGTTGATATCGGTATGGCTGCGAAGATATTGAAATTAGGGTTCGGAAGAAACATCCTCTTCAAGAAGCTTAAAGAAATAGGCGTGTTCTTCTCCAACCGGAACGAGCCAAAACAGAAGTACATCAACGCCGGGTATTTCGAGATGACCGAGAAGTTTATTGAGAGGGAGAATCATCCGGGCTTTGTCGTGACGAAGGTACTCGTAACCCAGAAGGGGCTGGCTTACATAAACCATCTTCTGGGAGGTGATCCCGGTGACGGTAAGATTACTAGGATTGTTTGAAAGATCCCCTTCCTTGACTATGCCAAGTATAAAATGTGACCTAAATAGATTAGATGTACGGATTAAGTACGTATACCCAAGACTTTAACATTTTGTGACTTGAAAATAATTGTGAAATATTAAAAGATTGATTGAATATGAAAGAGAACGAGATTAAAAGGATCGTCGTGAAAGCCGACGGTAACGAGATCAAGGTTGACCACGCTCATGAGTTGGTTATTGGTGACTTGACCATAACCCCGGAAATGATGAGAGAGATAAAGAGTATGTCCACTTGCCTGTTCTCTAAGGATATGGACGATATGATAGATACGCTTATCAATTTGAGTTGCGAGGGTAATTACGAGGACGGGTATATCATGGACAAGATGAGGGCCGTGTCATGCGTGAGGGATTTCTTGCGGGTGATCGAGAAAGATAAGACGATTGATTAGTTGATATTATCTTAATAGTCATTATCTTTGTGACAGAGCCAAAGAGCCGTACCGGAGACGTGTTTGCCCCCGGGCGGCTCTTATTATTTATACGCGTATGATAAAAGCTGTATTATTGATAGGAGGGAAGAGGTACGACGTGACGGATCACCTCAAGAACTGGGAGGACGTGGAGATATCGGCTAAGAGGAAGGATCTTGGAGGTGTCGTTCGATCCTTCTCCAACAAGTTCGAGTTCGTGAAGGGGGCATACGACCTTCTTGAGGCCGAGTACCTATCCAATTATACGAAAGCCTCGGCCATATTGGTAATTGGCGTGTTGAACGATAGCTGGGGGTATAACGAGAAGTTTCGTTGCAAGCTCGATTTCTCCACGTACCAGAGCGACGGGTATACGATATCCATAAACGCCATTGACGATAGCGTAGCGTCTATCATCAACGCCAACAAGTCGCAGGTATACGATATCCCGGTATCGGAGCTAAAGGAGGATGCATTGTATTATGACAGGATAAAGCTGCTTAACAAGTCCACGATGTATATAACCCCAAACTTCGAGAACGAGTTGATGCCTGATTACGATCGGTTCATGGCTTTAAGGCTCCAGAGCCGGGAGACGTTATTACCTTTGGCTTACGGGGAGATAAGCACGCCGGTAAAGGGAGTGATGGAGGTCTACGACGTAGGTATGGATATCCCGTACGATAATGCGGGGAAGACAGGTTATTTCGCCTTGTGCCTTGTCGATAAGATCGAGATAAATCTAAGGATACGAATGGTCGTAGACTTGCTGACCACGGCGGTGACATCGTTGCACATAAGGCATATGTCTGCCGACAATAAGCTGAAATCCGACAAAGCCATACTGCTAAGCAAAGATGGATCGTCAGCGGGCGTTACATCTGTAGATGAGAGCCTTTCCTACGCTATGAGGGATGGTGACAGGCTGATCGCCTACATATTGTGCGTAACGTCTATAGGGGAGGATATCGATGAGATCATCAAGATATCAAGGGACTACGATTTCTATATCGATTACTCGGCTCGCAACAAGCCCGTAAATATAGATGCTTTCTCCCCTAAAAAACTATTATCCTCGTTATTGTCAAGGATGGGCGTGTCATTGTCCGGCGATATCGTCTCCGGTTCCATGCCCATACCTTGGATGATGGCCGCTGAGAGCGTGAGAGGAATAAAGGACGCGAAGGTCCATACGTCCTTCTCCAAGTTCTGTGATTTCGCCAAGGCGTTGATGGGGTATGATTACGAGATACTTGATAATAGCGTGCGTTTCCGGCATATGAATGATTTCTTCGTCAATGAGACGAAAGAATTGGATCACGTGAGCAATATGGAGCTATCCGTGGATGAGTCGTTGATATACTCTGGGGTTGAAATTGGATTCGACAAGCAGGACTATGATGAGATAAACGGGCGTGACGAGTTTCACTTCAAGAGCAGTTTCAGCACGGGATTGGACATAAAGGACAACATATTGTCATTGATAAGCCCGTATAGGGCAGATTGCTACGGATTGGAGTTTCTCGCTAACGAGCGTGACGAGGAATCGAAGGATACGGATTCCGACAATGACATATTTATTGTCCACGCTAGGAAAGATGGGGATAGATTAGTTCTGGTAAGAGAAGAGAATGGGGGAGCTATATATGCCGTTACGGGAGTATTGTTCCCCGACACTATCTTTAACGCCTCCTACTCGCCGAGAAATATGCTTCTTGTCAATAAGGAAAGGCTCGGGATATGCACGGATTACCTGTCTTTCACGGCCTCGGACGGAAACTCCTCGATATCGATAGGAGGAGTATCGGAGACCCTTCCTATATCCCTGCCGGTTAATGACCGGAGGATTAGGATTGATAAGGCGTCCTTGGAGACCCCGGGGTTATCCCCGTTCCCGGGGAATTACAGGGGCGAATTATCATTCTCGTACGCCGGGAGATCGTACGAGGGATGGGTTAGCGAGATAACGGAGAAGATTGGTAAACCCGAAACTACAACCTATTCGCTGATATTGTCTAAAATTACATGAATTTGTTTTGACAATTGATCCTTATCCCCTATATTTGTAGGACATAACAAATAAAGAAATTAGAGCCTAAGAGCCATACCCGGCGGGAGTCGTATCCTGCGGGGTATGGCTCTTTTGGCGTTTATAGGCGTATGATAAACGTGAGCAAGATATCACCATTGCTTTTTGACGTGGGCTATAACGGCATCGAGATGGAGCGTGAGTATATACAACGCTTCTCTAATGCCGAGAATATAACCGTGCAATGCGTAGTATCCCCTTCCACCACTTTGTCTATGAGGTTGTTCGACCTTTGCGCCAACGATAGCTTCGTCATATCCCCCATATCCTATGAGATCAACGACTCGAATAAGCTTCTGGAGTTTATCGTTCCAAGAGGGAATAGCCTTTATAGGGCTTCCATAATCGGGAGTGAGGGGCAGATAAGCAGTCTCCCCTTCCGGTTTTGCGATAACGGGGAATTGGAGGGGCTGACGGAGGTGTCCTATACCAACAGGGATAATATCACCTCGTTCGGGGCGGTATTTGAGGTTGGAAACAATCAAAGGACTTTCAAGCTATGGATAGAGGGAGGGTTCAAGTCGGATGGGCATTCCCTTAACGTTAGCAACGAGCAGTTCAGGACACAGGGGCAAGAGATCATAGAGCTTTACGCCGTACCGTATCAGGTGGACACGCTCACGATAGGGGATAACGAGGGGGTACCTTTCGAGATGGCCCGCTTGATCAATAACATATTCTGTCTGTCCGAGGTGAGGATAAACGGCGTTAGGTATGTCCGGAGCGAGTCCAGCGTACCCGAGAGGCAAGTGATAGCCGAGAGATACCCGTTGTTTGATTATACGTTTAACGTTGAGAGAGCGGAGAATATCTCCTTTAACGGGTTCACGGAACAGTCGGACGGATCTTGGGTCACGGGTTCCATAAGCGTGAACGTGGCAAACGCCAAGGACGGGCAGGTTCTGGTGTATGATGATTCCGTGGGGGCCTTTGTCAATCAATCAAACTTGGATTCGTTATGAGCAAAAAGAAATTGACCAAACATATATGGTACGGGTCGGATACGGTGATGTCCGAGGGTAAGCTGCAAGCAGCTCCTCCTCCCGTCGCTATAGATGACGGGACCAAGGAATGGCACCTCTCCGGATTGACGAGGGGCGAGTTGTTCGTGAATGATTACGCCGGAGACCCCGCCTTGTTCATCCTTGCCAGTGATAATAAGGTGCGAAGGATAGGAGGTCAAGGTTCCGGAAGCGGAGGTGAGGGGGGAGGCGGCGATTTCTCCTTGGCACAAGGTCCGGGTATAGAGATAAAATCGGATATCAATAATATATATACGATTTCCCATAAGGATACCTCTTCTCAAGAGAGTATAAATAAGACGAAGAAGAAAGGTATTGCGTCCGTATTGCTAGATGACTTCGGCCATGTCACGGGCTTGGATACCTGTGACATACTCGATCTTGAGGACTTGGATAAGAGGTATCTTCGCAAGGATATCAATGACGAGGCGGCGGGAGAGATCATCTTCGACAAGAAGATAGGCTCCTCCATCTTTCTTGACGGCATGGACGGTAAGGGCTGGGAGATCAAGGCCGACGGTTCCGGTATCATGGAGGCGTTGAAGGTGCGTTCCGACATATACGCTGGCAACAAGATCGGCTCCATATCGTTCGCCCCCGGCTTCACCGGCTGGGGCACGGAGATAGACATCCCCACGGCCACGGGAACCTTTGACAACATATTCGTTAGGAAGACCTTCACGGCCTACGAGATAGTGTATTCCCAGATATACGGGTTGGGCGGCAACCAGATCGTGTCCGATATCAACAAGATAGGGAGGGTCGAGAGGCTGTCCGATCGCTGGAGATGCTACATGGACGATATGGACGGTCTCATGCTGATGAACCTCAGGGAAGGTGACGGCGTGAGGATACAGAGAAGGAACGGTATCACGTCCACTAAATATCTATTCGGTCGCTGTATCGGTATCTCATCCGACTATTTCGACGTCGCTTACCCATTGATAGAGGGTACCGGAGAGCCAGAGGCGGGGGATTTCGCCATGCGTTGGGGTAACGACAGGGATACCACCAGACAGGGCCTTATCTATCTGACATCGGCGGATCAAGGAGCGCCGTTCATCGCCGTATATGACGGTATCACGGGCGTTTCCACGCAAGACACGCTGAAGGCCCAGATAGGCAACCTCTCCATGATCCGTACCAAGAACGGGACCCAACTGAAGGGTTACGGGGCTTACCTTAACGGGATCTATATAGAGAACTCGTCCATATACCTCGATAACGGCATGACCGTGGAACAACAGTTCTCCGTGATGAACGGGGAGCTGAGGAGCGAGATCGAGGGGTTAAAGAACGACATGTCTCTGGAATCCGGGAATATACTTGTCAATTCCACGTTCGGGAAGGACACGAGTTATTGGGCGGAGGCCAACGACATCCATCTCATCAACGTGAGCGGCAATCTCCTGTGGGTGGGCGGTTCTTTTTACTCGGACAAGAGGAAGGTCTCTGATATCTATAGGGATGGCAGCAGGAACGTGCTTCGAATCAAGGACACGTATATATTCCAGCGTAATGACGTGATGAAAGTTCCTGAGTTGGAAGAGAGCGAGGATGGTCATACGTTCTCCTTCTCCTTGTTTTACAAGGTCATGAGACGAGGTGTTTTGACGGTGGGTTTCCAAGGGCAGGAGTTGTACGAGTCCTTGACGCTGGAGCCGTCCGACGAGTACGTGAAACTGTCCAAGGTCGGCAAATGGGACGGTACCGGGGATTTCCGGATCGGATTCACCGGCGAGATATTGATCTACGGCGTGTCGTTGTTCAATGACAGGCTGGCCGATGCCGTGATAAAGCTTGAGACGCGGATATTGCAGACGGAGGAATATATAAAGTTACTGGCCACTAAGGATTACGTGGATAGCGAGACCGGCAAGATCTACGAGAAATATACCGGCGAGTTGTCGGTCATGGCCATGGAGATAGCCGCAAGGGTGACACATACCGAGTTCGATACGGATACGGCGGCCATAAGGCGTGAGGTATCGTCCGCTCTTACCGTTCAGGATGGCAAGATAAGCGGGATATCCACGGATGTCAATAATATCCAGAATACGATAGATACGGCTGGGTGGATCAATACCACGCAAGGAAACGCGTTGTTCGCCGCCAAGAGCTTGGAGAATGGCGATAATATCATATCGTATATCAACCAGACGGCAACCACCACCACGATCAAGGCGGGGAGGATCGATCTTGTCGGGGCGGTGACGTTCAGCATGTTTAATACGGATCTTCAAAGCACTATTAACGGGAAAGCAAACTCGAGCGCTCTTGGGGATTTGGCTTATAGTACCTATATATCTTATGAAGATCTCACATCAGAATTACAAGACATATTAGACAATAAAGCTACATCTGCCGATATATCAAGCGCATTGGCAACCGCATTGAAGCCATATGTTACTTCTACTCAACTGTCTACCTCATTGAGTAATTACGAGAAGACAGGAGTGGCAGATGCTGCTATGAAAAAATTAGCTAGTGCTATAGTGGATGGTAATACGACTATACTTGGTGGATATATTAATACAACTCTTTTAAATGTTGATGAGATTTTTGCGAACGCTATATATATAGGTGCTTTCGAAATAAACGCTTATAAAGGATTTACTTGGACAGGGAAGGATTATTTCGGAGGTACGGAATTTAAATTAAGTCTAGGAACTAGTAAGATGTCGGTTAGCACGGATATGTCGGCTATCGTATCGGCAAGTAGCTCATCCGCTGAAGATCATTGCTGTATAGCTGCGGTCATTAATTCTTTTGGCGTGGCCATTTATGGATCAACGGATGGGTGGGGATCAAACTTCCCCCCGTTTGGAACTAAGTTCGCCGGATTCTTCTCCGGTAGCACGAAGACTACGGGAACTACACAGACCGGCACATTGGCCGCCGGCGCATTTCGTTTTGTCAATAAATTCATGGCAAATGGACAATATGAATATTATCAGGGCATAAACGTTGACCCGAAAGATTATGATCTTGATAATATCCGATTCAGGATAAGGGGAGGGATTATCGTCGGGGTTACGGATGATAGCGGAAATTTATTGCAAGGTGTTTAATTTTTTAATAATAAAAATCATGAAAGTAGATTTTAACAAGATGATCAAGACGTACAAGGGTGAGGATATGATAGATAGTTCAACCAACAAACCTTTGTCAATGCGTGATTTCTTATGCGGTTGCTTGTTCCTTTATCAGGATTCAACCACACCTGATGAGAAATATATGGCATGGAAGTTACTGAATAAAATAAACGTTCCCGGAAGCGTGGACATAACGGTAGAGGAGGCAGCGTTAATTAAAAAGGCCAGCTCTCCAAGAAGTCAAGCGGGCATATTCGGCCAGATCGTGGACACTATAGAAGGAAAGGAGAATGTATGCAAGTAAAGAAGGACACTAGATATAGGGAGTATTATAGCAATATAGGTAATATAAACATTGTCTATAATATCAGCAATCCTAGCGATCAAGAAGCGGATAGCGTGTCAATACGTATAGATAAGGACGATAAAACTATCGGCAATGGTACAATCAACCGTAACGGAAGAATGAGTATGTCTATCGTTGAGTCGGGCGATCTTAGCGTATTGGAGACGAAAAATGTCCTTGACACGATATTTGAAGACGTAAACAGCGTATTCAATCCTCAAATCCTAGAGTAATATGGAAAGCATCATCCTATCATCGGGCACCGAGGTAACCCCCGAGGACATCCAGAAGATAGCGTCGGCGGTCAACGACCTCTTGCTGACCACGTCGAAAGACCCGGGGCAGTACGAGGAGGCCAAGAGCCTGCAAGGTATATCGTCCTTGCCGGTGTTCAGGCAATCCGGCTCGGCCTACGATCTCGTGCGTGTGGCCATATCCTTGTTGAGGGGCGTTGACGGGAAACAGATCGTCTTGCAGGTCACCGCCGATTACATACAGTGGCGTTACGAGGACGGGATGTGGCAGAACCTCATACCGCTCGCCGACTTGAAGAGGCCGGCCACGGAAGCCGCCGCCGATGTGCGTGAGAGGATGGACGCTATCGTGAGCGAGGTGAACGCCTTGAAGACCCAGTTCGAGAACGACGTGAGGCACGCCTTGGAGAGGGCGGACGCGGCAACCGAGAAAGCGAACACGGCGGCTGAGAACGCCAAGTCGGTGTCTGACCACCCGGGCTATATCGGCGATGACTTCCATGTCTACACGTGGGATTACGCTACCGGGGCCTATATCAAGACGGACAGGATACTGAAACCGGAGGCGTTCACGATCTACAAGGTCTATAAGTCCGTCTCGGCTATGGAGGCGGACAAGTCTAACGTCCCGGAGGGGAAGTTCGTCATCATCAACACGGGCAGCGTGGAGGAGGAGGATACCGGCAAGCTATATCTCAGGACATCCACGGGCTACGATTACATCGTGGACGTGTCCGGCATGAGAGGCTTCACCGGGAAGACTCCGCAATTCTCCATAGGCACCATAACGACGGGCACGTATCCTTCCGTATCGTTGTCCGACGGGGGCACGGACGCATCCGGCAACCCCGTATACAGGATGAACTTCGTGTTGCAGAGAGGCCCTAGGGGATTCTCTCCCAAGATATCGATCGGGAAGGTGACGACCGGTCTCCCGGGAACGGCGGCCCAAGCCACGATAACCGAGAAGGGAGAGACCGAGGAAGGGGTTCCATTGGCGGAATTAGATCTTACCATCCCGCAAGGACAGGAAGGGGCGGTGGCCGGCGTATACAAGACAAGGGAGATCGACCATGTCCCGGGGGCTAACGACGTGACCTACGAGGAGGGCGGCGAGACCAAGAGCTACCCTATAGGCGGTGAGGTCTATCTAAGGGAGTCTCCCGGAGACGTTACGTTCTACAAGCTCCACGACATAGTGGAGGGTAAGGCCATATGGGAGGAGTCTTCAGGAGCCGCCTTGCCGGGGAACGTCTACTTGACCGGGGCGAATTACTACAATGAATCAGTAACAATTATCGATAAAGGGATATTATCATGAGCAAGAGAGGAGCTTACGTATACCAACAGATAGAGCAGTCCACCGCCGAGTGGACGGCTGACAGCACCATATACCCGCCGTCGCTATGGCTTTTCGAGCGGTTAGCGAACGGAAATTTAAGCATGAAGTTCTCGGACGGTATCCATACGTACGCCGAGCTTCCATTGATGATGCAAGACATCAAGGTGAGGATAAAGACTAACACGGACACGGAATACGTCTTGGAGATAACCTCCGCTGAGGGAACCATAACCACGCCTAACTTGCGTGACCATTACGACGATACGGATATCCGGAATCTGGTCACCGGTCTAAGGACAGACGTTGATAAGTTAAAGCCCGTTGTCACCTCCACCCCGTCTAACGGACAGATAACCATAACGCCGGACAAGGCCAAAAACGACGATCCGGACGTGTCGATAACGCTGGATACCAAGGGGGACAAGGATAAGTCGCTGATGGCCGACGGCAATTACCGCAAGCTCCCCGTGCACGGGAGGAACCTGTTGCTGGGATCGGGGAAGGAGGTGAGTAACTCGAATTATAATATAGCTAATTATTGGTTGGCGGAACAGATTCCGGAAGGTGCACAAGTGACGGTTACTATATGGGGAGAATTAGGAGGAGATAAAAGCAGTTTTAATATATATACCAATGGTGGTTCTGCACCATTGACAGGATTGTCTAAAGAATCTTTTGCAAAAGGTAAGGCTTCTGTGACGGTTCTTTGGGGAACAACTCTCCCTACAGGAGGTTCAAGCGCAATAGGGATATATACGTATCCAAGTACAGTTGCCGCTATCTCCACCATCTACAAGATCAAGCTCGAGTACGGCGACATCTCCACCGAGTGGACCCCCGCTTGGGAGGACATCCCGGATATAGAGGAGCGGTACGCCTACGGTGTAGAGTGGGACATGGCTTCGTCAAGCCCGGACGGGAAGCGTGTGGGTAATATGCAACTACATCGGGAGTTGCCGGTGCAGAGTAAGATAAGAGGGTGCGTGTTAGATAATAGCGGGGGAGTGAAAAAATATTTAGGAGCATCTTCTTGGTCACAAGAGGATATGTCTATAGATTATCTTTTAGAGGCTATAATGGCAGAAATGGATAGGTTTTGGATTCGTTTCTACATAAAAGGCCTTAAGTTTGGATGTATGATGTCTGATACTCCTATGCCCGGATATACCTATATTAATAAACGTTATATGAGTGCTTTCGAGGGAGGAATAGATAGGCCGTCGATGACTTTATTGTCTGCCTATGGAGTAGGTAGCACAAACGTAAATAGAAGAGGTGGCGACAACACCGCCGACTGGGACGGCACCTACCGTTCCTTGCTAGGCCGTCCCGTCACCAACCTCACCCGAGACCAATTCCGACAAGCCGCGAGGAAAAGAGGCAGCGGATGGGAAATGTACACCTACAACGCCCACAAGATCCTGTTCTGGCTATTCGCCGTCGAGTACGCCACGCTGGACAGCCAGAAGCCTTTCAACGCCCAGAAGGACGCTAACGGTTTCGCACAAGGCGGCCTAGGGCCGGGACCGACGCAAATGACGGATTGGACTAACTTCAACAACGCCAACCCCCTTATCCCATGCGGCTATACCAACGAGTTCGGGAACGGCTCGGGAGAGAAGGCATATGTGGTGAAGAACGCTTCCGGCGGTACTCATGCCACATTGATGGCTAACAGGTATCGTGGTATAGAGAATCCGTTCGGCCATATCTGGAAATACACCGATGGGGCCAACATACAAGTCACCACGGGTGATTCCGGATTGTCTATCTTATGGACTACCGATGACCCGTCAAACTTCAGCGATACCTCTTACACGGGCTATGACAAGAAGGGCAATATCTGCCGTACCAATGGTTATGCCAAGAAGATGCTCCTAGGTGAGGATGGTGATATCGTAGCTACGGAGATCGGCGGTAGTAGTTCTACCTACTGGTGCGACTACTACTACACCTACACATCGGCTAACCGCATGCAGGTGGTGCTGGTTGGCGGTCGCGCGGGCAGCGGGTCGTATGCGGGCCTCGCTTACGTGGATACGGGTAATGCGCCTTCCGTTGCGGGTCGTGACTTCGGTTCGCGCCTTTGCTTTTTCCCCGAATATCGTAAAACGTCGGCGTAGCCGCACGTCTCACGTCGGGAATTTTTTGTATAACGTTTAATGAAGATAAAAATGGAAGAAGAAAAGAATAAAGATGACGGCAGCTTGTCGTTCTTGAATATCCCAAGGGATAAGAACTCAAGGCATTTTAATTGTCCGGAGATCACCCAACAGAAGTTGACGAATCTCACGTTCTGGGTAATCGATTACATGGATGGCGTGTCCACCAAGTTCGGGAAAGACAGGGCGCTTGTCATGATCAAGGAGAATCTAGAGGATAAGGATAGTGATGCCAAGAAATTCATTACGAACTCCCAAGAGATCAAGTACGTTCTTGGAAAGATAAAGGAGATGGACAAGTTCCCTAGGAAAGTGACGATGCGAGCCTCCGGGAACAGGTATTATCTCGAATGACGGAATAAGGGTCGATCATCCCTAGGTGGTGCTGGTTGGCGGTCACGCGGACAACAGGTCGAATGCAGGCCTCGCTAACGTGAATACGAATAATGCGCCTTCCGATGCGAATCGTAACATCGGTTCACGCCTATACTTTTAGAGAGGGGAAAAGATATTTAGAGAACAAACAAGGATGGTGGCCTCGCCTCTTGGCGAAAAAAGTCTCCCCATATAAAGGGTGTTGGTAGGGAAACCGAAGACTCCCTATGATAAAAAGCAAATTAATGACAATAAAATGAAGAGAATAGGGAATTTATTTGATAAGATAGCGAATATGGACAACTTGATACTTGCGGACATGAAAGCCCGAAGGGGAAAGAAGGATTCATACGGCATAAGGTTGTTCGACAAGGACAAAGAAGGTAATCTAAGCCGTTTGCTAAAGTCTCTGCTGGATGGCACGTTCAAGACTTCCAAGTACCGGACTGATACCATCTATGAGCCAAAAGAAAGGATCATCTTCAAGCTCCCTTATTATCCGGACAGGATATTGCATCATGCCATAATGAACGTCATGGAACCTATATGGGTTTCCGTGTTCACGGCTGATACGACATCATGTATCAAGGGAAGAGGAATAACGGAGGCGTATAAGAGGACAAGACGGGCTTTGTCCGATCGTGAATCCGTCTATTGCCTCAAGGTTGATATCCGCAAATTCTATCCGTCAATAGACCATGAGGTGTTGAAAGGCATCGCTCGGAAGAAGATCAAGGACGATCGCTTGCTTATGTTGTTGGATGAGATCATTGATTCCGCTCCCGGCGTTCCGATCGGGAACTATCTTAGCCAATATCTTGCGAATCTTTATCTCGCCTATCTAGATCACGAGATAAAGGAGATTATAGATATAAGGCATTATATCAGATACGCTGATGACATGACTTTTTTCCATCATGATAAGTGTTTCTTGAGAAACGTATTACTTCCATGGCTTATCGATAGATTGGCCGTGTTGAAGTTGGAGCTGAAAGGGAATTACCAGATATTTAAGATCGCTGATAGAAGATCGGATAAAAGCGGTCGTGGTGTAGATTTCGTGGGTTTCGTATTTTACAAGGAGCATATACGGATAAGGAAGAGGACAAAACAAAATCTATGCCGTGCGGCGGCTAGATTGAATAAAGTCCCGAATATATCCTTAACGGAATACAAGGCCGGTCTAGCCGGTTGGCTGGGCTGGATATATGATAGCGATAGCAAGCATTTAGCTAAGAAAATTTTAAAACCAGAGTTTTATGAAGCGATCATGGAGCGACACAATGCCGTCTAGAATAGAGCGGGACGGTGACGGTTCCTACCTGTACCGGTGGGACGTTAGAGAGGAGACAATGGAGATGGGTGACGATATGGCCCCCGTGATCTCCTATAGTTACAACGAGGTCAGGGTATGGCCCACGTTGACGGCCAACAAGATATTGGAGGCCTGTATCAACGCCCTATGGGACAAGGACGTGGAGCAAAAGAAGCTGAACGACTACAACGCCGCCCAGCTAGGCATACTGGACTTGTCATACGTGGAGTCTTATAAGACGTTCCTTAACGAGAGGAAGGCGTTGAAAGACCGTGTGGATAGCGATTTCGCCGAGTGGGAGGCGGCGAGAGAGGAGGAGAGCGTAGTGGTTTTATAACTAAATAAAAAAGGATCGGAAGAATGGAGTTTTTTAAGATGATTTGCAGTATGAGGGAGCTACTGACTGTAGTCGTGTTTGAGATGTTCATCGTTATGGTGGCGATGGGGTGGGATTTCGCCTCGGGTTATTACAAGGCTAAATTGAGGGGCGAGGAGCGTAATTCGTATGGCATGCGTAGGACGGTCAGTAAGTTCATACTTTACGCTGGTAGCGTATGTATAGCGTGCGGGATAGACTCGGTTTGCTACGTGTGTCGGTTCTGGGAATTTATCCATCTGCCTTTCTTGACCAATGTCCCGGTCGTATCCTCGATAGTGACCGTATTTATCTTGATAACGGAGGTTAGGTCTATCTGGGAGAAGGCAGACGCTAAACAAAGGAGGCAGGCGATTAAGACAGCCGACATGATCGGTAAGGTTGTAACGCAAAAGGTTTTGGAGGACGCTTTGACAAACGCTTTATCCAATGCCATGAATAAAAATAAGAAAGGAGAGTAAAATATGGGGAAAGACAATTTGCCTCGTGGGTATAGAAACGCAAACCCGGGAAACATCCGGATCAACGGAGACTTGTTCCAAGGTGAGGTACGTCCGAGCAGGGACAAGTCGTTTAAGCAGTTCGAGACGATGGCGTATGGCTACCGTGCCATATTCCGGATCTTGCGTAACTACTATAACAACTATAAGCTGGACACGATCCGCAAGATGATAGGAAGATGGGCGCCGGAAAACGAGAATGATACGGACGCTTACATTAAGGCCGTATCCGATTACGCCGGTATCCCGGCTGATGATCCTATCAACATCAACGATCGTGAGCAGATGATCCGGATCGTGGCCGGGATGAGCAAGGTTGAGAATGGGAGAGAGGCTGATATGTCGGATGTTATTGCGGGGTGGAATCTGTTATGAGAGCATGGCATATCATATTAATACTAGTGTGCTTGGTAGCCAGTTTCACGGCTGGCTACCATATCCGGGGGGATGTGGCCAGTGATTCGATATCCAAGACCGACACGTCTACTTATGTTGACACGATACATGACAGCATTCCGTACCCAGTCTATGAGACATTGGTGCGGACGATACCGGAGCCGTTCCCTGTTTATATCACGTTGGACGGTGACACGGTAAAGGAACCTGTATATGTTCCGGTACCCATAACCAGCAAGGAGTACAAGACGGATGATTACCGGCTGTCAATATCCGGCTATAAGCCTAATCTTGACTACATCGAGGTTTATCGCAAGACTGAGTATATAACCAAGACGATCAACCCACGTAGATGGGGAATCGGTGCGATAGCCGGTTATGGGATCGGTAAACACGGGTTGTCTCCCTATGTCGGGATAGGCGGGTTCTATAGGATTTGGTGAGGCTTCCGTGGCTCACACCCGGGAAACCTCTGATAATAGAATGAATGCGTTATATGAATAACAAGGGCTGACGTTTTTTTGTTCATGATAATTTATATTAGTTTGATGGTGACTTCGTGAGAATGAGCCGGAAAGGGAGGATAAAGAAAAAAGAATCTTCCCTAAATAATCGGATCGGAAGTTTGATTATTTTTTCATGCCACGCACGACGGGAAGATTCTTATATGTCTTTCTGCCGTGCATTTTTTGTGCCCGGCTTTGATAGTAAAACAAACCACGAAATAAAAAGTTTATGAATAAGGTGGAAATTTTTTACAAAAAAGTGATAGAGGCGGTATGCAAGGAGTGCGGGACCGATCCGGTAATGATGTTTAGCAACAACAAGGAACGCAATGTTGACGCTAGGGGAGTGGCTATAACCATACTGGCCGATCGCAAGTTAAGCGACAATATCATATCCGATCTGACGGGGATGACGAGGCAGGCGGTCAACAGGATGCGTAACTTGTACCCGGACAGGATCAAGAGGAGTTACTATCTGAGGAGGACGGTGGAAAGCGTGAAAGATAGTATAAATGAATAATCATGATTATCTTACAACTTTTTAAAAGTCTAAATGTTATAATTATGATAGAAAAAAAGTTACCAAAAATATTGCAGGTGATAGAAAAATAGTTATCTTTGTGCGTTCATTCATCCGAGATGATGATTTTATTAACCAAAAGGATTTGCAAATGGTAAGAAAAATCAAGGCTGTTATAGCCTTATTGGAAGCGAATGGATGGGCGCACATAAGAACTAGAGGGGATCATAGGATATTCAGGAAAGACGGGGAATCCCGTCCTATTCCTATTCCGGGGAATCCTAATGATGATCTAGCAATTGGTACGCTAAAATCAATATTAAAGCAAGCCGGGCTAAGCGAGTCTGACTTTGATAAAATTTGATTACATCCAATGGATAGCAGGACATATAGCCAGTCCTGCTTTCATTTTGGATGAGTGATAAATTAGCAAACATGAACCTAAAAAATATCAATATGAAAACGTTGACTGTTATAATCGAGAGAACCGATAATAATTACTCGGCATATCTGCAAGAAGTGGATGGTATCGTGGCAACAGGTAAAAGCGTGGAAGAAATTAAAAAATGTATAATTGATTCTATTAACGTACTAATAGATGAATGTAATGAGTTTGGCGATACCATTCCAGAGGCGCTTAAGGGTGAGTATTGTTTGGCGTTTAAAATGGATGTTAAATCTCTTTTGGATTTCTATTCAAAGATATTCACCAAAGCTGGATTAGAGCGTATTACGGGCATAAACCAAAAACAATTATGGCATTATGCGTCAGGTTTGCGTAACCCACGCCCAGAACAAACCGTTAAATTAGAAAATGCCCTTCATAAACTAGGAGAAGAATTATTGGCTATAAATTTATAATTAACCGCTATCCTTATGCTTCCTATGGCCCCCAAAAATCTGGGGGCTTTTTTTGTGTCATCCCCTTCCGCAAAGAACTAGCAACAACCTCGCAACAAGCTAGCAAGGAGATATTTATTTAGCAAGGCACTTCTCTGGATTTTTGTGGTGTCCGGGATAACCCGGATATGACCATAAAATTCATGATATATGGAAGCAGAGAAAATCATTAAAGAGAAAGAGATCGTCCATGATGACGAGCACAAGGACTACGCTAGCAAGGGCGTGGGTAACGCCGGCTTGACATTGGGCATCATTGGCACTGCTCTTGGAGCTTGGGCCGTGTCACGTAACCGTGGCGGTTTGTTCGGTGGTGGCTGGGGAGCCGGTATGCCGGAGAACGTAAACATCAACACGACCACGGGAGGTGGTGGAGGTTCCGGTGTAGGCGCTCCGACTGCGTTTATGGCTTGGGAAAAGGGTTGTGAGGAGGCTATTGCCTTGACTAACTCATTGTGGGGACTTCACGTTTCAAGCATGCAGGCCGATTATGACCATCGTAATACGGATGTCTCCGAGAAATTCCAGCTTTACCAATCACAGGTAAACGGCGATTTCGGGAACTACAAGGCTATCCGTGATCTTAACGACTATCAGACCGACAAGCTTAACAATGCGGCGTTTGGCCTGTACAAGAGCCAACGTGACGGTTTTGACGTGTTGAACGCCCGTATCAGCCATTTGGAGAAAGAGGTAGCCGTAGGTGCCGCTATCCGTCCTTACCAAGATCGCCTGATCCAGTGTGAGATAGACAAGGCATTCACTGCTTCTATCAACTACACGAGACAGCTTGATTGTCGTAACATCAAGGGAGAGTTGGTATTGCCTAACACCCCTGTCGTTACCGGTTATGGGAGTTACCGTAGCTGCTGTGGGTTTCCCCAGACAAGCGCCCCCGCTGAGACAGCTTGATGATCCGAAGCCCAAGCCCAAGGCGAAGGCCAAGGTTAGCAAGAGAAAGAAAAGTTAGTGGTAGCCCCTCGGGGCTTACCACTTTCCTATTACCAACCACTAACAAAAGATATTATGGCATTAAATAACGTATACATAGGAGGTGACCCGTTACTGGGGTCTAACGGTAACATGAGCAATCAGATGGAGGCTTATGAGCGTCAGTTGCAAGAGACCCTCGATCAGATACAAGTACAAAAACAGCGGTTGTTAAACACTCGGAATAACCCAAAAAGAAGCCAATCTCCCTTATGGGATGAGATGGACAAGGTCGTTAATGATATGACGGACATGGAGATCGAGGCTTTAAACAACGACCCGGAATACCAGAAAGCGCAGAACGCGCTGATGGGAATCCTTAACCGGGAATACATGCGTATCATGCGACCGATCGTGGAAGAGTCCAAGGACGGGAAGGAGATACTGGATAACCTTATGGCAATCACCAAGAGAGTCAAGAAATCGGCCTCGGAGGAAGCGAACAAGAATATAGCGCTCTTTAATGAGTATACGTCTAAATACGCCGATATGCCCTATGCTGAGTTCCTGAAGCTAAAGAATAGCGGCAAGAAGAAACAACCTAATTAATCGGGATCATGGAACTGAAACAGCAAGCGTTGGAATTAAAGAGCCGGTTGGTGAACTCGGTGGAGATATGGGCGGAGGAAAGGGTTGACTCTTTCGTCTCCGGGAACACGGCGTTCAAGCCTCTTGGAAAGTATCTTAAAAGGGGTGTCCATAACATCCTCGTGCAAAAGGATAAGGAGATCACTGAGAAAGTGGAAGGATTCATGTTGTTTGCGGCTGACGAGAATGGCAATTATGACAAGGAAGAGCTATTCGATGACGCTATGAACGTATTCAAGAGCATGAAGCCGTATAAGTTCGAGCAAGGATTCTTGAAGGGTACGATCGGGGAGGGATCTATATTGGTGGAACTTCCGGATAACGCTCTTATGAATTTTATCCTAGGCGAAACGAACGCTATCCGTATAACGGAAGCGGATTTTTTGGAGTTGAAATCAATATTTACCGAATAATAATATGATATATGAGATACAAGGAACAGATAAGGGAGTACCAAGCCAAGGGACTAGGCTCCGAGAAGAAGATGTGGGCCTCCATAGACGTGATGGAGGAGGCTATGGAAAAGTTAAGGGAGAAAGACCCGGAGGCGTATGACGAGGCTATGCGTGATTTACATGAGGTTTTTTGCGGTCCTCATTATAATGAGCATTTCGCTAAGATGGACGTGGCGGCAATGCACCATAAAGGCAAGTCGGGGGAGGATAAGGGTGAGCACTGGAACATCCAGCAAGTAACCGCCGTCGCTAAAGGCATGAGCGTACCGGGCAACGCTAATATTTGGGATGTTTACGTTGCGCTAAATTCAGCGTGGCACGACAAGGAAGTGAAGTTCACGGAATGGTTCGGCCCGGACGCCGAGAAAAAGATCATCGAGGATGCTATCAATTTCTACTTCATGGATGATGACGCTCCAGAAGGCAAGGTTTGGATTTACATGTGCGCCATGGATGACTAAGAAGACTAAAAATAAATGGCATGTAAAGAAGGAATCCGCAAGACGGGAGATAGACCGCCTCACGGATTCCTTAGATTTCGAGCCTGTCAACTTTTACGAGGTGATGGCTCGGATTAGACACTTGATGTGCCTGTTATGATTTGGTTTCTTGCGCCTTAAAGTTATAGACTGGTCTTATAACATCTATAATTTCGACAGTACCCGTAATTGCATCCATGATCTCTTCCATGGACTTGTACGCTTGTGGGGCCTCGTCTATTGTGGCCTTGCTTACAGAAGTTGTGTATATTCCATTCATGGATTCTTGGTATTCCTCCATGCTGAGTAACTCCTTTGCCTTGTTCCGACTCATCAAACGTCCGGCCCCGTGCGGCGCTGAATAGTTCCAGTCGGGATTTCCTTTCCCGATACAGATAAGAGATCCATCACGCATATTGATAGGAATAAGTAGCTTTTCTCCAAGCTCAGCACTTACAGCTCCTTTTCTAAGGATCATACGGCTAAAATCAATGTAGTTGTGTATGGTTTCAAATCTATTTACCTCAGTAAATCCCATCCCCTTAATGATAATCGCTGCCATAGTAGCACGGTTGAGCATCGCAAAGCGTTGTACTATTGCCATGTCATTAATATAGTCGTGAAAATCACTACCTGAAAGATGCGCTAGCTCTTTGTCCTTACCGGGAATAGAAATGTTCTTAATCGCTTCCTGAATATCCCTTTCCCTACCTTCTGCTTTCAATCTGGCAATAGTATTACGTAGCTCAATCGCCCGATCACTTTCTGTATTTGCGGCCAAATTTTGATAGTGCTTACAAACATCGCCTCCCAGTTTTCTACTGCCAGAGTGAATAACCAAATAGTACCTATGGTTTCTTTCTGAATAGTCCACCTCTATAAAATGATTACCGCCTCCAAGCGTACCGAGTGATAGATAAGCCCTATTTAAATCTACTTGCTTCGCACATCGTAGGTTTGAAAAATCAAAATTCTCCTTTTGGGTGTCATGTATATCAAACCCATTAGGAACCATTTCCCTTATAACGGAATCCAATTTCTCACAGTCTATGGATTGATCTGCCAATTCCACGGTAAGCATACCGCAACCAATATCCACCCCAACTAAATTGGGGGTTACCTTATCGGTTATTGTCATTGTAGTACCGACAGTACATCCCTTACCTGCATGGCTATCTGGCATTATTCTAATAATTGAATTCTGATAAGCCTCATAGTTTGCGAGTCTTTTAACTTGCTCATAAGCTTCATCTTCAAATGTCTCGGCGAATACTTTCACCTCGTTTCCTGTGTCCGATTTTATAATTCTCATAAAAAATATTTTTTGCAAATAAACAATAAAAGTTTAAATAAACTCATGGTTTCTTTGATTTGATTGACTCATTAAGTATCTTGATCGCCAATAGCGAATCTTTATCCGTTAAAGCGTTCCATACTTTTATTCCGGGTTTCACCCTAGAATAATGATGTAGCACTATATTGTTGGCTTTATCCAGTCTTCCGGTTCCATATATCCATAACATCCCGGGGAAGTTTTTCATTATCTTCTTGGCTTGTCTTAATCTCATGATTTCAATTTATTTATTATTTAATGATTATATAGTCCCCGCAATCTTCAATATACTTTATTCCGGCACTATCAAGAGTATTCTCTATGTCCACTTGGCACAGGCAAGATTCCGGTATGATATTGTCATACCCTTCCGATGGGATCATTTTCGTGATTTGCGGGAAATGATCCTCTAGTTGTTTAGGGGATTGTATTTCTACATCCCCGTCGTAAATAAGTACGCACATGTTATTATAAGTTAAATTATAGTTGTTTGAAAATCCGGAATATCCACGATATCTACTCCGCACCATTTTTCTGGATCACCTTTCTTTTCACCATTCACAGATACATAACCGATACTCCCTATCATGTTTCCTGTGCCGAATGCACTGATGTACCATGCTATCTGCCGGAGCATATCTTCTTCACTGACACCGTCATCTATCACATCCCGATAACTTTCAAGTGAATCCTTAAATTCTTCTGATTCCGGATCGTAATTCATGCTAATGGTAGCACTGACCTCTACATCTATATGTTTCATATCTTTTAAATAATGAGCCTTCCCGGGAAGGCTCGGTTAATACTATTCATTTTTGCTACGTTTCTCGATCATATAAATATTTTTACCATCATTTACCGTGACCAGAAATAACTTATCGCAATTTAGACATTTGCAATTATATAACCCACAGAGAAAAGATCCCTTTATGTATCTAGTCGAATGACAGAATGGGCATTTTATTGAATTATCCATGATTTTCAGGTATTATCATCCAGTGTGTAATGTCTTCATCATCAACATGACCATTTGACAAAGCCCACATACTTTTATTATATCCTTTATTCTCTCTTAACCAGCCTAAGACAAGATGTCTTATAGAATTTATATCAAATAACAGAACCTCTTCTCCGGGTGGCGGTAGCCGATCCTTCACGCTTATCCACGGGGATTTATTTGCCTGCCATTCGGCACCGGCTTTGAAAGCATTTATCATATCTATATCATCATAAGGATAGTCTAATGATGATTGACAATTAGCGATCCTACATCTATTGGAAAATAATTTTGCTGCTTCTTCTACTGTCTGTCCCATATCAATATTTCTTTCCATGATTTTAAATAATATTTAAATATTGCTAACCACACATTGTTAGTACATGGTAAACCTGTATATTTGCGTTGCGTTTGGTTGGAACATTAACACCTCCAATCTGGTGAACTGTCATTCACCTCCTTGTCCTATCTCCCTTGTCCGAGAAAAGACACAAGCCCATTGTCCTGTAACTTTGGGCTTTTTTAGTTTCGCTTGACAGGGCGTAGCTAAATATAGCTTGACGATGCAGGTCGTCAGGCAAATCGGAAAGGAGGTGTTTAATGTGGAAGACCAAACGCGCGAAGACAGCAAGACTCGTATTTTCTGTCGCTACATAGTAAAGAATGGTAAGAGAATCTATCCTAAGACCTCTCGTTATTTCTCTTTCTTGGTGAGCGATAAAAAGTAAGCCTAGCTGTTTTTTAGGAGATGTGCAGGCATCTCCTTCCTTTATTAGTCTACAAGCGTTGCCTTAATCATTTGATCCTCCTTTCAGCAATTCGGGATTGTCATAAACATTCCCAATAACACTTCCTTGGCACACCTCAAAGTCTAGCAGTTCACATGGATTAACCCCATCTAGGGATATGCACCATCCTGTATGTTCATACAAGTCAATTACTTTTAGAAACTCTCTTTTCTCTTCATATTTCCATGTTGAGAATATAACGGCATAAATACGTCCGCTTGGAGCTTTTATTAAATCCCCCTCGTAAATCTCCTTTCCGTTCTTGTCTTTTAGGCCTGTGAACTGGCCTACGGTGTCTTTATGAATGTAATCCCATTCCATAAAAAACGGAGAGGCAGAGCCTTCATTGAATACTCCTTCATTTTTTATGATTATCATATTTTGCATTTCTGTCTCTAAATTCTTTAGTGTCGTAAGCATACCATGTACCCATTTCCCGCTTGTCGTACTTTTTCCTCTGAATTTAATCTCACGCATTTTGTACTCCTTTCTTTAAAATATCCTCACAAGCTCTACTATCGCATCTTACCAGTTTTTGATGGAAAGCACACCAAGCGTCCCCGCTTGCGTCTTCATCCTCGATAAGTAGGCAATCGCCGCATTTAACCGCTAGGTATTTATTGTCAAGGTGTCCTTCCTTGATAAGAAATTCAATCATTTCAGTGATAGCATCAAAAAGGCTCTCCCTGCAATATGACTTGGCAAGGTTACTTCCAGCGGAATACTTTATAGTGAATTCTTTATCTCGCGGAAGTATGAATAGGTAATAGTTGTATCCCTCACATTCTACTTGATCGGGCATCATCCCGATCAGCTTGGATAGAGACCAAGCCGGGAATGCCATATCTTGATCCACGTGCCCTTCAATCCTTCTATATTCAAATGCGACCAGACGTTCGAACTCGTCAAGATACATGTCCGCCGTCCCCGGTCTCACCCCGGCCTCTAATAGCCGGGCTGATTGTTCTTTATTCGTGCAAATTTGATTCATATTATAATTCGTTGTTAAAATATTTCTTATTATCCATATCTTTCCCTCAATTTATCGATGTAAGATAAGTACCATTCACGAGCTTTTTCCTTGTTTTTTTCTTCATCCTCAATACCTTCATAGAACTCATCTTCCTTGGAAAAAGGATCATGCTCAATAAATTCCTCGGTCTTGCAGAACGGACAAGGGATATCACCCTCTCCATATAGTTCTCCGTTTTCGTTACATTTATCCAAATCCCATAAATATCCATTGATACAACGTGCGTCTGGATAAGATGCACCGAAAAAGGGAAACTCTGGACATTGTTTTATTTTCTCTTCCATATTTACCCCTCTTGAATAATTACGCACTCGATTTGTTCGTCATACGTCACGTCCACCGGATCGTACTCATACTCTCCATCGGACGTGCGGATCATTACCTCCGCTTCCGGGTCTTGCTCTTGGAGAAGAGCGATTAGTTCTTTATTTCTCATATCAAAACAATGTTTTTTGTATTCTTGATAAAACAAGCCTGTTTGCTTTGTCGTAAAAAATTCTATCTATCTCAAATCCATACGCTTTTCTTCCACATTGAGCTGCGGCCAATAGCGTGCTTCCGCTTCCTGCTACAGGATCGATAACAACGTCGTTTTTATCGGTGAAAATCTCTATCAGTCTGCGAAGTAGCGGCACAGGCTTCTGTGTAGGATGAATCTTAGGCGTATCGTTGTCTACCGCCCAGTCAAAACAATTGAAAATCATCCTTCCATCATTGTTGAATTTAGGCAGCTTCTCCCGGTACAACAAGAGACCGTATTCACAATTCCCAACTACTTTCATATTCGCTTTCAATACTTGCGCCGAGAAATTCTTCCGGAAAACGAGCGGGATATATTTCATAAGCCCGTATTTCCTAGCTAATTCGATAAACATGAATTGTTGCTCGTACTCACAGAACAATATCATGCAGGGAGAACAACCTTGCTTTTTAGGTTCTTTCATTAACATGTCGCTACAAAAATGCATAAACTCGGCCGGTCTAAACTCGTTTTCTGAATTGAAGAATTTCTTTCCCGCAAGCTCACTTTCTCCATTTTTGTTGTCTCCATCCTTGTACCATGACGGATTGCTAGCATAAGCGTTTTTCCCAAGATTGTAAGGCACATCTGCTATTATAAGCTGTGCCTTTGGTATTTGATATGTTTTAAAATTCTGGAAAGAATCCCTGAATAATTCTACATCTTTCATTATTGATAGTTTTTTATTTATCCCGCCCTGTCGAAAGCCTTCTCAAAGACCTCCGGCCTTAGCAAGGCGTTGCTTATCGCCGTGAACGCCTTCACGATCCCGGGCTGCTCATTTAAGTTTATTCTCACGTCCTTCCCGGTGACCTCGCTTGATAACCGGTCGCTCAGGTACTCTACCTTGTCCAGTGCCAGATAGGATAGGGGATTGTAGGCCAACGGGACGATTTTCCGCATTCTGTCGCCGAAATCGCTTATCGTGATCCTAGACATCTGCGCCAGCATGTTTATCGTGGATGACAGGGATGCGATCCGGTTAGATGAGCCCGATACCCCGTGATCCAGCAATATCTGGCTGATCGTATAGTAGTACCGGTCTATATGAGGTTGCACGTCCTCCTCCATGCTTTGCGTAATCTCGGCGAACGCCTCCTTGTTGGCCTTGGCTATCCGGAAGATGTTGGCGTTATAAGCGTCTATCTCTTTTTCGATAGCGTTGGCCGTCCGTTTGGCGTTATGCCTGTAGTGCTCGCTATTCCTCATGGCCTCCATGAGCGATACCGTGTAGTTATACACTTGGTCGTTAACGAAAAGCACCATGTAGGTTAGCGAGGTGACAAGGCCGTTCGTGTCCTTGTCAATCTCTTCCCAATCGTTGTATTGTTTCATGATTTTGATTTTCACTACTCTCATCATAGATGAATGCAGTTTTCAACTATGATGAATGATTAAACCTCTGTTTTAGCGAACACCACGCTTTCGTGATCTGGCCTCAGATGGGCCATGCAAGCAGATGAGTACTCGCAGAATCTCGCTCCCTCGTCCCGGAAGACGCATCCCCTGCACGGGATCTTGTTCTGGCCGTTATAGTACGGCCTGTACTTTTCCACGATAATTTTCATGTCTCCTACCAACACGATCAAACCGGTAGGGGTGTTTCTCAATCTCTCTATTATTTCCATGTTATCTTCTCCTGCTTTCTCCGTTTAGGATTATCACGTTAAAACTCTTGAACCTGTCCACCAGTCTAGTTCCGAACCGATTCTTGAAATCCGTGACGGACAGGTTGGAAGTGATATGATACTTCTTCTGATGGGACTGGTATATCTCGTACCTCGCGTATAGGAACTCGTCTATTACGCTGTTAAGGCTGGTGCCGTAGCTTTTCTGGTTCTCCGTCTCAAGACCGATATCGTTAAGGCAGATATCGAACGGGTTCCCTTCCATGCTCCCTTTCCCGGCCTCCTCGTTGTACGTGAACCTGTCTATGTGACCATGGATCTTGTAATAGTTCATCATCTGGGTCACGGATAGGTTCACGAAGCGTTTGGGGTTATCCGTCAATTTCAGGTAATCGGCGAATATCTGCATCATGAGCGTTTTGCCCGTTCCCGGATCTCCCACGATAAGGAGGTTCTTGTGCAGCTTATAGTTCTCCTCCGGGAATACGGACTCGGCCAACGGGCAATCGTTGAAATAATACAACAGGAATCTCAAAACCTTGTCATTCCCCCTGTCTGTCTCGAATTGCCGCCTCTCGATCCCTAGGTAATTACAACCGAGCGCCTTTATCATCCGGGCGTGGCTGATGTACTCCGTATCGTCCGAGAGATCGTACCTAGAAACGTTCTGTATAGTCCTTGCGTGCTTCTTCACTAGGTTGAACACCTGTTTTTGCTGGAGCCTCTCTTTTTCCGTAGGCCCCCGCATGGCTTGTATAGCCTCCGAAAGTTTCTTTTCTTGTTCCTCCATATCTTTGATTATAAGCCCTTAGTCCTGTTCCTTGCCACCAATAGGTGAATCGTCTCTTAACGTCATCTATCGTTTTTAGCGTATCGCCCTCCCCGGTGGATACCATCCAAGCTAGGAAGTTATCCAGCTCGCCGGGAATGAGGTCATTGAAAGCGACGCTCAATCCCGATATCTGGCAAGCGTATCTGCGCCATTCCTCGTCCCCTAATAACTCATCCTTAAAATTCTTAAAAAGCTCCTCGCGCGTATTAAGACTCTCTCTCAAGGTATTTTCTTTATTATTATTTGGGATGACACTGGGTTTTAAAATTTGTGAAAATCCACCGTTTTCGCCAGTGTGGGTTTCTTGGTGGGTTTTTAGTCGGGTTAATAACGCTTGTAATTCGCTTATATCGATGTCGTTAAGTGGGTTTCTTGGTGGGTTTGACTGTGGGTTTTCTATGTAATTATATCTGTCGAAATTAAGCAATGTAATTACATTCATACCCTGTGTGCATTCCGTTTGTATCATTCCCATCTTCTTGAATCTTGCAAGCGTAGCCTTGACCCAAGTCTCAGACCTTCCCCATTTCTTGGCTAGGAATCTGTTGGATGCAGGATATTGTCCGCGTCCCCAAGTAATCTCACGACCTCCGATGCGAGACGTTGTCTCAGAAGCCTCAAATCGTGCGGACTGTATTAAGTCCAACCACGCTTCGCTTTCATTGTAAGCACGGGCGGCCTGCCATATATCATTCGTGAAAAACTTTCGAGAGAGCATTATGTATCCTTTATCCATATCATTCTTTTTCTATGTCTCTTTCTTTTTTTATCTTATAAGAAACTGCTGTTAACTCAGATATTGTTTCAATAAAAGATAGCACGTCAGAATAAGGCACTCCTTTTGATATAATATTTGATGCCTTGTTGTTCGTTAATGCCTTTAGTTCATGTACGTACGAGTGGCAATCTTCACACAAGGTTATTAGATGTTTATCTTCATATTCCCAAATTTTGTGATTTGATAGGTATTCTATATGATGCACATGAAGTGTCTTTTGTGAATTCCCGCAAAGCTTACATGTAAACTCATCTTTTTGAAAGATCTCTAGCCTTCTTTTTTGCCATCTAGGATCTTTGATTTGTTCTTTGTAATCCATTTTATCTTGGTTTATAATTAGACAATACAATATACTCCCCGGCCTAGACCGGGGGCTTTTAAAATCTTAATATGTCAATCGTATTATGCTACTGGGATGAATACAGCAGGATTGTTTTTCTTTTCGTATAGTTTGCGGAGATAGTCAATAAGAGGATCGAAGGCGGTAATGAATCCCTCGTTTATCAGATCGGCAATTTTCTTCTCCAGTTGCCACAATTCACGTTGCTTTCTTTCGTCACCGTGCTTGTTACGCAACAACTTCTCATGCCCATTGAAGATTATCCAGTTCAAAGCCTCTCCGATCTTCTTCATCGCCTTTGGCATGTAATCTTTCGGAACGATCTTCATGACAGCCGAGGACAATTCCTTGTAAGCGTCACCTGCATCGTTGCGGTAGCGTATCATTTCGTCAGACACGAATTTAAGTACGTGATATTCAAATTTTGGACTTAAATACATGGCAAATTTTATAAACAAGATTGGATGCATCCATGTCCCACCATTTTTCTTGCCTCTGCACGTCTTGGATAGCGCATTTTTTAATTCCGTAAATTCTACGGATTTAAAATCTAGCTCATTTTTAGCTATTTCAGACATTAGTTGAGTTAAATTTGTGCTTTTCCAAAAGTTATCAAGGTCTCTTGTTTTTAAATCCCCGAAATTCTGGGATTTAGTTTTAATCGATTCATTCCATTGTTTTAAAAGGTTCGTTGCGTTAAAATAACCGTCACTTGTTCGTTGGATAACATTAAACTTGCCTATCTTTCGAACCATTTCTTGGCTTGTTTTCATATCCTTATTCTTTAAATTTTTTTCAAAGAAAAAAGGGCAAATCCATATACTCCCAATGTGCAAGACGGAATATATAGAAATGCCCTAAAAAATATCTTTATTCGACCATTAGTCTTGCATATAATGATCGTTTAATTCTTAGCTTGTACCGTAAAGGTAATAACAATTATCAAGGTGCGCAATAGGGGGCTTATACATTTTATAGCCTTTTGTTATCAAATGTTTATAAGATAAATATAAGTTGATTTTGCAAGCAAAACCAAATGCGTTTCGATTTTGATATCTATTTCATATCGAGTTTGATATATGATTCGATATATGAATTAGATACTTGTTTTAATGTAAGTAATTGTTACTTATATGTTTGCTTATATACTATGATTAGTATCATCGAAACGTTACGATCAATTGGTTTAGTCAACTATGTTTATCAACTTTTTTACCTACAATATTATTTGATTCATTAAATATATTTAACCAAGTAATATCCCCTATTTGATAGTCCTCTTGATCTCGTCCATCAACCTCTCTGTTATCCTCTTGTCGTGCCACTCGTGCCATTCGGTGAATAGCCCCTTGGCGGCGATGAAGAAGAAGCATGAGTTCTTTAGCTCCGTCTCTTGCGAAGACGTGATGCGTGACCATCTGAGCTGTTCTTTCACGTGCTCAAGTTCCTTGGCGAGCTGGTCGTTCTCCTTGGATAGGCGGTTGATGCGGATAGTTTGTTGACGTGCTGTTGGAGTACTCATAGCGCACCTCCTTCCAGCCCGGCTAAAATGAATGCGGACATCAATAAGATTAGTGCTTTGACATAGCCGATAACGTCGTTCTTGTTATCGCACTCGAGCAAGCCGAATGACATGAAGGTTAATAGCTTGGCGATAGATCGCCATGAGAAGAAGCTCGTTTCGTGAGCGGACGTGGTTGTGCAATTACTGTTGTTCGTTACACTCGCAGATTTCATAGGACTTGGCATGTTAATGAAATTTGAGTATATAAAAAAGGCTATCGCCCCACGAACCGCCAAGTCCAAGTTAAAACACAAGTGTCGTAACCCATGTGGATTGATAGCCTTTATATCTTTGTAGATATAACACGCCATGTCTAGCCATAAAAATAGCTACGACAAACTTGTTTTCTAATACTTGAACTGGCGGGTTCACTGCAAAGATACAACTCAAATTCAAAATGCCAAATGATTTTATGAAAAAAGCGGAAAAGATACTTTCTATTCCGCTTCGTTAATCAATGATTGGGTGAGATTTTAATCTAAATCGATCACGTCATGCAATGCCATTATCTTATAGGCGGCTGGTTTCCCTTGTACCGTCTGAACGATCACGTCAACGATGTAACCTTTCAGCATTGGATTTTGAGCCGATCTTAGAATATCGTCCTCTAGCGTGTCAGAGTCAAACACTAATCCTAATTTCCTGTCTGATATAGCGTCAATAACTCCTTTGTTACCTCTGTCAGCGCCATCCTTCCTGACTTGATATATGGTCATCAATTGTTTCCTGTAGATATCTCCCTCATTAGATAGCGCCTTTCTCTCCTTTAATGCGTTATCCGATTGGTTTTGTATACCGTTGCCTTCAATATGATTGAATGTACATCCCTCGAAAATGACATTGCCTGCGTTGTCGTTGATTACTTGGACGGTCATTAAGCCGTTCCTGTCATTTGCCGGTATGGACACCATATCATGAACGCCTTTAAGTTCCGGTACGTTCAACTCAGGTTCGTCGCCTTTAGACAAGACGAAATAATCATAGATACTTTTAATGTGCTTGGCGAAGTCAAGTATCAAATTAGAATTTTCCACGAATGGAATAACCGCCAAGGACGCTAGCTCTACGAGATGTATGTCAATACTTCCTTCTATTATTTTACTGACATATAGCTTTGCGTTAGCCTCCTCTTTTGACTTCCCGTTCTTTTGGGCGAAGTTGGAGAACAGCGTTCCAAAAGCGCTCATCGTTTTCGTGAAGTCTGAAACATCTACAGGCTGGGAGTTCTTTATGTGAATCCTTAAAACGTTATTATTATTCATGACTATTTTTTTTTGAAAGATACTATTCATTTTCAAGATACCAAACATATTGAAGTTTTTTTAGAACCACGGGATATATCCCGGTGGCGTGTTGTCCTTGTCCTTGAATCTTTTTAGATGCTCTTCCACGTTCAAGCCCTCCCTTACGAGGATGATCGTGTTCTTGTCAACCCTTACGGGTATCCTCTTGAATTTAGGCTCCGGGAGTATATCCCCGTTTGCCTTAGTGTTCGCTTTGATAGTTCTCATATAAGTTATCATTTATAGTTGTCACAATACCGGAAGGAGTTCGCTACCCTTCCGGTGTTCAATATCTCGCACCATACGGCCAGACCCTTGTGAGGCTTGCCGTGCACGCAATCGGCGCATCTGATACGCTCGGGTTGCTTGGTAGGTTTCTTAGCCATTCAAGTAGTCTTTTATAAGCGCGATGAAATCGTCCAGCGATCGGCATATCTCATATCTGTACCCTTGAGCCTCTACCGCCTTCTGGAATGCCTTCTGGCTGTCCTGTTGCCGGCCTTTTCTTGTCTTCATTTCCACGTACAGACCGTGATGGACGTTATTCGGGACTGACAGGAACAGATCGGCTACCCCGGCCAATGCCCCTTCCGCTTTCAGTATAGCCCCGGTTACCGTGTCCCTCCGTCCTCCGTTCGGGACGCTAAAGAAGCATCCGGCGTATTTCGGGTATTGGAGACGGAAGTATCTGACGCAAGCTTGCTGGGTCTGTGATTCGATATTCCTCATTGTACTTGTCGTCTATCAAGATTAATACAATAAAAATTATCGCTAGGATAGCGAATATGAACGTTATCACCCCGAAGGATAATAACAGGCTTTGAAAAATGTCACTCATAATCGTAATTGTCAAAATCGTCCGGATCGTAATCCGGAATGTCGTTACCGAAATCCATGATTGTTATTTGTTGTTGGTGGTGGCAGCGGGATTTGAACCTGCACGATAGGATTGATGTGGATTGTCAGGTTTTATTTTCAACCTATCTAACACTTAGCAGAGAATTTCACTCTACGATTAACCACACTCAATTAGCGTCTACCAATTCCGCCATACCACCGTGTTTGCCCCGCATATCCTCACGGACGGCGGGGATAAAAACTAAATCTAATACCATGAAAAACACACTAATATCAATATCAAACCTCTAGCTCTTCAATTAAGAGTTGTCCACATCCCATGAACCATACTTGGGAAGCTGGTGATTTCTGGAGCAAGGCGATCTCTATTGCGGCCTCCTTGAACTTGCTCTTGTCATGCCCGGCCTTTTGCCTGATGAAGGATTGCGTTCTCGTAATGAGATCTCCGTCCCCTTCCTTGGGATCACGGGTTATGATATCCTTGCACTCTCTCATCTTATCCTCTATTGATTTAGAGGTGTCGGACAATGATTTCTCTATCTCTTTTTTATCAATGTCAACAACTCTCTTATTGACATTCGTATTGAACGGGAATACGTCCATAATCATTGTCTCCGTGACAGAGGCTATGGTGTAATCAGCCATTGTCCCCTTCATGCCGTCTTCCAATACGGCGATGGCCTCTTTAAGGTTAGAGGCTTGGGCTAACATGGTAGCGGCGGTTTTCTTTTCCGCTCCGCTCTTCTCGTCCAACGTGATAAAATAAACCTTGATCTTATAGAACCGATCACCATTCTCGTTGAAGAATAATTCGGA